TTGTGGTCTATTCTCAGGGTCATGCCTCGGACCAGCACACCAGACCTCCCCGCAGCGCAGACGGTGACGAAGGTGGCACCCTCCGCGCTGAACACCTTCCACAAGAACGCGCGGCGCGGCGACGTTGACGGCATCGCCGCCAGCCTCAAGGTGCGTGACCAGTACAAGCCGATCGTGGTCAACCGAGGGACGTTCACCGGTCGTCCGGCCGAGGTGCTCGCGGGCAACCACACGCTCAAGGCGATCCGGCAGTTGGGCGAGAAGTACCCTGACGACGACCGCTGGAACACGGTCCTGTGCTGGTGGGTGGACGTGGACGAGGACACCGCGAACGAGATCGTGGTCGCCGACAACCGGACCGCCGACAAGGGCGGATACGACGCCGCCGAGCTGGCCGACCTGATCGGCTCGATCAACCCCGACCGGCTGGAGTCCGTCGGGTACAGCGCGGACGAGGCGGCGGCGCTGATCGACGCCGTGAACAACGATCCGGACCCCGCGCCGGATCCGGACCCGAAAGACGGCCTCCCCGGCGGAGCCGTGATCCAGTACAACCTCATCTTCGATGACGAGGGCCAGCAGCAGGAGTGGTTCGACTTCCTGAAGTGGCTCAAGCGCACCTACTTCGACGGGTCGACCATCGCCGAGCGGCTCGCGACGTACCTCCGCGACACGGCCGGTGATCGCGAATGAGCTCCACCGCTGCCGGACTCCGACGACTGAGGACCAAGAGGGCGTGAACGTCGACACCGAACCCGGTGTGCGCGGCGAGCACACCGTCACCTGGCACCTCTCGGCGCGGCAGGGCCACCAGTTCGCCGTCCTCACCGACACCGGGGACGACCGGGTGGGCCTCCAGGTGTCCGTCGAGAATGCGTTGCTCGACTGGCGCGAGGCCGTCCGGCTGGGTTGTGCGCTGATCCGTGCCGGGATCCGCGCACGGAGGGGAGTGGTGCAGTGACCAGGGTCAAGGGGTTCATCGACGCGAACGTCTACGAAGAGGCGAAGCGCCGGATGCACCACATCTACGACATCTTCGACACCGTGATCGTGGCGTTCTCCGGCGGCAAGGACTCGCTGGTCTGCGTCCACCTCGCGCGCGAAGTCGCGCTGGAGCGCGGCGACGACCGGCCGATCAAGGTCGCGTACCGGGACGAGGAACTCATCCCCGACCCGGTGGTCAAGTTCATGGAGGAGTGGCGCGACGTTCCGTGGGTGGACCTGCGCTGGTACTGCCTGCGGAACCACAGCACGAAGTACATCCTCGGGCAGTCGATCTCGTTCACCCAGTGGGATCCGGACCGCGAATGGCTGCGTCCCATGCCGGAGTGGGCGATCACCGCCGAAGACCTCGGGATGACCTCCGACTTCGTGTTCGACCAGTACAGCAGCGACACCGTGCTCGCCCATGGGGAACCGGGCAAGGTCGCGATCGTGACCGGCGTCCGAGCGGCCGAGTCGATCATGCGATTCAACGCGCTCAAGGCGAAGCTCCACGACAACTACATCAACGCCGTGGTCGACAAACGCGTCATGACCTGCAAGCCGATCTTCGACTGGCAGGAGAACGACGTGTTCCGGTACTTCTACGACCACGGCATCCGGTACTGCCCGATCTACGACGGTCAGTTGTGGTCCGGCACCCCGCTCCGTGTCTCGATGCCCACGCACGCCGAGAGCGCCAAGACGTTCGGGAAGCTGCGCGAGTTCGCGCCGGAGTTCTACGACCAGTTGATCGCGCTCATGCCGGAGATGGCCGTGCAGGAGCGCTACTACCGGGAACTCGACCGGAAGGGCCTGATCGCCCGCTACGGTTCGTCGTGGGACGGGATCCGCGCCTGGATTGACGACACCCTCACCGACGAGCGGCACCGGGAGAAGGCACTGCGGCTTCTGCGGTCCGCCGAGATGCAGGCGCTCGTCACGCCGGAGTCGTTCCCGACCGACCACGTCCTGAAGCAACTCATGACCGGACTCGACCACAAGTCGGCTATCCTGCCGCTCACCAAGATCGAACAGCAACGGAGGGCTGCCCGATGACCGCACTGGATACCGGCGTCGGCAACGCTGAGGGACTGCCGCGCCTGGACCCCTGCGCGGCCGGAGACGACCCGATCAACGCGATCCGGTGGGTACCGGCCGACACGCTCGACCCGAACGCGTGGAACCCCAACAGGGTCCATCGGCCGGAACTCCGGCTGCTGGAGCGGTCCCTCCTGCTCACCGGGTGGATCCAGCCGTTGCTCGTCAACCCCGACCGGCTGATCATCGACGGCTTCCACCGCTGGCGGCTCTCGCAGGACTCCCCGGCCGTCCGGAAGCGGTGGCGCGGCAAGGTGCCGGTCGCCGTGCTCGACGTGGACCGGCCGACCGCGATGCTGATGACGATCCGGATCAACCGCGCGAAGGGCACGCACTCGGCGATCGAGATGTCGGCGATCGTCCACGAACTGCTCAACAAGCACCACCTCGACCCCGACCAGATCGCCGTCGAGATCGGCGGCACCCGCGAAGAGGTCGACCTGCTCGCGCAGGATGGAGTGTTCGCCGCCCGCGACATCCCGAACTGGGCCTACTCGCAGGCGTGGTACCCGAAGGACAAATGACCACCCCGTTCGACGTGCCGGAGAACCGGCGGCGCAAGGTCGGTTTCCGCGACGACGAGAAGCCGATCTTCGAGCCGACGTGGGACGACGACGGCATGTTCTCGTCGGCCAAGGCGGCGCGGATCTACGAGGCGGCACGCAATTGGCCTGCCGACCAGAAGGCCGCTGCGATCCGGTACATCGAGGCGGCGAAGAACCGCGCTCAGATCCGGAAGAGGTACGCGAACGCCGCCGAACTCGCGACGGCGGTCGACCCCGAGTTCGTCATCACTCCGGCACTCCGGATCATCTCGGACGCCATCGAGGACGTGCTCCGGTACCCGCGCTGCAACCTGCTGGTGACCATGCCTCCGCAGGAGGGGAAGTCGACCATGTGCGCGGTCTGGACGCCGATCCGCGCCCTCCAGTTGAACCCCAACCGGCGGATCATCCTCGCGACGTACGGCGACTCCCTGGCCGACCAGCACTCGACCACGGCGCGCGACCTGATCATGCGATACGGGACCGGCGTCACGGACGCCCTGACCGGCCTCGCGGTCGAAGACAAACTCGGCCTGAAGATCAACCCCAAGCAGGCGAAGGTCTCGTCGTGGCGGATCGACGGCGCTATCGGAGGCATGGTCGCCGCCGGTCTCGGCTCGGCGATCACCGGTAAGTCGGCCGACCTGTTCATCATTGACGACCCGTTCAAAAACATGATCGAAGCCGACTCCGCACGGCACCGCGAGAAGGTCAACGAGTGGTTCGCGTCGGTGGCGAGCACGCGTCTCAGCCCCGAGGCGTCCATGATCCTCATCCAGACCCGATGGCACCCTGAAGACCTGTCCGGCACGATCATCGCCGGGGAGAAGCTCCTGGACGCGGAGGACCGCACCTGGCGGCACATCAACGTCCCGGCGGTGTCCGAGGACGGGATCCCCGACGCGCTCGGACGGCCGGAGCCGGGGATCCCCATGATCTCAGCGCGCGGCCGGACACTGCGCGAGTTCAATCAGACACGGAAGAGCGTCGGCGAGCGCGTCTGGTACGCCCTCTACCAGGGGTCACCGCGCAACCCGGCCGGTGGCCTGTTCATGCGCGCGTGGTTCGAGCCGATGGCGGAGCGTTCCCCCGAGCGGCCCCTCGCGACCATCGTCGCGATCGACCCCGCCGACTCCGGAGAGGGCGACGAGACCGGCATCATCGGCGGAATGCTCGACCGCGACGGGACGATCGTCCTCACCGACGACTGGTCGGACCAGATGACCAGCGACAAATGGGGACGGCAGGCGGTGTTGCTCGCCCTGAAGCTCGGTGCGCGGGAGATCGCACTGGAGGCCTACGCGTCGGCGACGACCTACGCGAACGTGGTCAAGAACGCATGGAAGGCGCTGCACCGCGAGGCCGTCGAGAAGCACAACTCCGGCGCGGCGCTCTCCCCGGTGGAACAGCGCGCTCTCGCGACCAACATGCCCTTCGTGATCCACCAGTGGCGCGGCAAGGGTGACGATGTCGGCCGTTCGGCCCTGTTGCGCCAGCAATGCGAGACGCGGAAGTGTCTGGTGGTCGAGGGCCGGATGCAGACGTTCGTGGACCAGGCGTGCGACTGGCAGGCCGGACAGCACCAGCCCGACCGGGTAGCGGCGGCGGTGATCGCTCACGACCGTCTGCACCAGCTTGGCGGCGGCATGATGCAACTCCCGGCCGGACCGACACGGAAGCCGCCGCCCGCTCCGACGTGGATGAAGCGAACGATCAAGAAGAAGGGCCTGGGCTAGGTCTCTCGGCGACGTATCGTGCGGAGGCATCCAGGCTTGGGCATGTGTGGTGCATTGGGGGAAGGGTGTCGATCACTGTCTCCCCGTCTTTGAACGGTTGACCGCACCGGCCGCAACGATCATCGGTGTTCATCAGTTGCCTATCTCGCATCCGAGATCTCGGCGACGTACACCGCGATCACGAAGAACTGTGGGGCACCGTTCGTGAGCCAGGCGTACTCGTCGGGGATCGCGTTGACGGGACCGCAGTACGCGAGGTCGACATCGCCGAGCACGATCTCGCCGAGCGTCTCGGCCTGCATCTGGACCGCGTCCTCCGCTGCGTTCCGCAGGTAGGGTCCGGCCGCCATGAGCATCTCGGGACGGAGCGGGATCCCGATCACGCACTTCATGCGGCCAGCTTCGCCATGACCGGCTCGAAGTGCGACGCGGGCACCGCGTCGATCGGACACCCGAGCGACCGGCACCCGATCGCCGCCAGGATCAACGCGTCAGCCTGATCGTTCCCGTCGATCTCCACGTCCGGCCAGCGTTTGATCGCCGCTGCCAGCACTGCGTCCTTCTGCGCGTTCCCCTTGCCGGTCGCGTACTTCATCCGCTGCGACGGCGTGACGACGAGGACCGGGATCCCCCAGTTGACACGCGCGGCGTCGAAGATCTTCCCCCACAGCCAGTCGCGGGAATGCGTGTGCTGACCCTTCGAGCCGAACGACGGACCCTCGATGACGATCAGGTCGCAGCCGTCCATCGCTGCCCGCACGGTGTCGGCGATCTTCTCGATCCGGCGAGACATCGCTGCGTAGCTCTTGTCGGCCGTCGGTTTCGACTTCACCGCGTGGAGAAGGATCTCGGCCCGCACCGGCTCGTTGTCCCCGCGCGGCTCGGAACTCGTCGGCCGGGGGATCAGATCGACCCGGCAGAGTCCGGTGCTCGTCAGACTGGGATCGACGCTCAGAACGCGGGCCATGCGATGACAATACCACGGTTGTCGGGCACTTGTACCGGGATGCCTTATGGATTGGCAACCATGTCTTGCCAATCATAAACCCCCTGTCAAGTTGGCGGATCCCCGTGCTCGACGGGGATCCAGCAAACTGGTGTCTACCGCCAACCGAGGCCGTAGAGCGGGGACTTCGGGCAATCCGTCAGGGACGACGGCTGGTACTTCCCGGCACCGGCAGGGCATTCGCACTCGGTCGTGAAGGCGAACACCTCGGCGTCCCACGCTCCGCCGAGACGCTCATCGACGGGCTGGTAGCACTTCCGGCAGACGACGCCGTCGCCGGAACCCTTGGCGGTGGCCTCGCAGCACGGGGTCAGGTAGCCGACCATGCTGTGCTCCGGCCAATAGGCCAACTGGCCGACGCCGTCGTGGTGGAGCTTGTGGACCTCGGTCATGATGACCCCTTCCCGTCGGGTACTTCCCGACTCCGGCTCGATGACACCATAATACCGACTTCTGAGGGTATGTCAACCCCGACCAGCGAGGTAATATCCGCACCATGGCAGACCTCGGAGAACACGTCCTCGTCGGAATCGTCTACGTGCTGGCCGTCATGCGGATCACCCGGTTGATCAACTGGGACGCGGTGCTCGACCGGCCGCGCGCGGCGCTCATCCGGTTCACGCGAGGGAACCCGACCGTCGTGTACTTCCTGACCTGCCCGTGGTGCGTCGGATTCTGGCTCACGCTCGCGACGGCGTGGCTGCCGTTGTATGCCTCGGATCACGCTGTGGTCCGGTACCTTGGCGTTGCGCTGGCCGCGTCGATGCTCATCGGATTGTTCGCCCCGCTCTCGGCGGACGACGACCTCGAAATGGAGGAAGACAAGCCGTGATCGACACCCTGGACGGATACCGTTAGCCGGTGGCCGCAACTCAGTCCCTCCGCCTTGTGCGTCGTCCGAAGGGCGGCAGGCCCGCCCCTTCGCGCGCTCTGACGGCGGCGTCGCAGCCGCTCCCCGACCCGTCGCAGGTGTTCTCGAAGTCGACGGGGATCAGCCGGAACTCCGACTGGCAGACCGACGCGTGGGAGGCTGTGGACCTCGTCGGCGAGCTTCGGTACTACGTCGGGTGGCGCGCGTCGTCCTGCTCCCGCTGCCGGTTGGTCGCGTCCGAACTGGACGAGAACACCGGATTGCCGACCGGCGGCATCTCCGAGGACAACACCGAGGGCGAACGCGTCCGTGAGATCGTCTCGAAGATCGCCGACGGGACACTCGGCCAGGCGGCGCTCACGAAGCGCGTGGTCGAGTGCCTCACCGTCCCCGGCGAACTGTGGATCGTCATCCTGACGCGGCCGGTCAAAGGCGCACCAGCACAGCCGGACGGATCCGTGCGGACCCGCCAGGAGTGGTACGCGGTCAGCAAAGAGGAGATCAAGAAGTCGAACAAAGGCTCAGGCACCAACATCGTGCTGCCGACCGGCGAGGAGCACGAGTTCGTCAAGGGCACGGACATCATCTTCCGTGTGTGGATCCCCAAGCCGCGCAAAGCATCTGAACCCGACTCCCCGGTCCGCGCCGTGCTCGACTCGATCCGCGAGATCGTCCGGACGACGAAGACGATCGCGAACGCGTCGAAGTCGCGCCTGATCGGCAACGGCGTGCTGTTCGTCCCGCATGAGATGTCCCTCCCGGCCGCTCAGGGTCCGGTGTCGGAGGTCGAAGGCGAAGAGATCGCGCCGCTCGTCGGCGAACCGGCCGTGCAGCAGTTGACGGACATGCTCTTCCAGGTCGCGGAGACGGCCGTCGAGGACGAGGACTCGCAGGCGGCGTTCATCCCGGTCATCGCCGGTGTCCCCGGCGAGCAGATCAAGGATGTCAAGCACATCCGGTTCGACAACGAGATCACCGAGGTCGCGATCAAGACGCGGAACGACGCGATCGCCCGTCTCGCCATGGGCCTCGACGTGTCGCCGGAGCGCCTGCTCGGGCTGGGATCCCAGACGAACCATTGGTCGGCATGGCAGATCTCCGACGAGGACGTGCAGCTTCACATCGCGCCGGTCATGGAGATCTTCTGCCAGGCGTTGACGGACCAGATCCTCCGCGTCACGCTCGCGCGCGAGGGGATCGACCCGTCGAAGTACGTCGTTTGGTACGACGCCTCTCAGTTGACGATCGACCCCGACAAGAGCGACGAGGCGAAGTTCGCCTACGAGAACGGCGCGATCAACGGCGAGGCGCTGCGTAAGTACCTGGGCCTCGGCGACGACGCCGGTTACGACTTCACCACACGCGAGGGGTGGGTCATGTGGGCGCAGGACGCGGTGTCCAAGGATCCGACGCTCATCCCCATGCTCGCGCCGCTCATCGCCGGGGTGCTCCAGCAGATCGAGTTCCCGCAGCAGCAGCAGGCCATCGACTCCGGCGGGAACGAGGACACGTCGGACGACGACAACCTGGACGACGGCGAGCATGAGCCGGACACCGAGGACGACCAGGACGACGACGGCACGCAGAAGGCTGGCCTCGAGTCCGGGATCGTGGACCTCATGGTCGACCGCGCCCTCGAACTCGTCGGGAAGCGGCGTCGCGGCCGGGACCGCGAGACGCTGGCCCGTCTGTCCGGCGTCCGCGAGCGGGACTACCACCGCTACATGGATCCGGTGCCGGAGTCTGAGGTCGATCGGCTGATGTCCGGTTGGGACTCCGCGCTGGACGACAAGATCCTGCTTCGGCTGGGCCTCGATCCCGGCACGATCCGCTCCGCCGTCCGGCGCAAGGTGATGGCCGAACTGACGAGGCCGGTGATCGACGTTGTGGCCTGAACCCGGTGAGGCGCTGAGCCGGACCATCGAGGCGGAGTGGGCCGTCGAGGATCTCTACGCGCTCGCGATCCAGCAATGGACCGGCGACGTGATGCCCTTCGTTCTGCCTGCCCTGACGGCCGCAGGCGACCACGACATGCTGCCGCCGGACATCGACGCCGTGGTGACCGAGGGGACCGGCTTCTGGTCCAGGGTGGCCGAGAAGTTCGTGCTCCCCGGTGTCGTCGCGACGTGGTGCCTGTCCGTCGTGCAGGCGTTCCGAGGCATCACCGGGGACGACTTCCCCGCGCCGGAAGAGGTGCCGGATCCGCCGGAGATCGACCCGGCCGTGTACCGCACGATCCGGCGCTCGATCGGCGTGCTGAAGAACGAGGTCGATCACGCCATGCGAGTGGTCGAGTCGAACCTGAAGCTCCGCGCCGCGCGGGATGACTTCATCGAACGGCAGCGCCCGCGCGTGGAACGGTTCCCGGCCGAGGTCCGCGAGAAGCTCGACCTCGCGATCCAGGGGTCGGAGGCCTTCGCGCCGTCGGAGGTCCGGATGCTGGTGCAGGACGTGATGATCCCCGGCGGCGAAGAGATGCGATCGCTCGCGCGCGAGGCCGGATACCAGGCGGCGGCGATCCAGAACGACGCCGTGCTGACGGCCGGACTGGAGTCGGCGGCGGAGTCCGAGGAGACCCTGCAGAAGGTATGGATCGCGACCATCGACGGGAAGACCCGGCCGTCGCACTGGGCCGCTGACGGCCAGCGCGCACCGATCGACGGTAAGTTCACCGTCGGCGGGGAGGACTTGTCCTTCCCGGCTGACCCGTCCGGATCACCGGCCGAGGTCAAAAACTGCCGGTGCCGGATGGGCATCCTGGCCGAGGACGAGGAGCTGCCGGATGAAGTCGACCGGCACACCGAACGGCTCGACGGCCGGGATTCGACTGCTCGAAATCGGGCCGGGTCACAGGCGGACGAGATCGAACGCCGACGGGAGCAGGGAAACGTACGTGCTCGGGACACCGAGGATGGACGAGGCCGTGTCGCGGCCGGAGGCTGGGCAGCACCGAGTGAGGAGACACTGACCATGGGCGCAGACGACACCAAGGACGAGACCGAGACGTTCCGGACGTTCACGAACGCCACGCTCGCGATCCTCGGTAAGCCGACCAGCGACGGCCGGATGCTCGACAAGGACATCAAGCTCTCGTTCCGCGAGTTCCCGCTGCCGGTCATGTGGTGCAGGCAGACGACCGGCGGGCACACCGACGCGTACACCGTCGGCGTGCTGGAATCCGCCGAGGTCAAGGGCAACAAGGTCATAGGGTCCGGCTACCTGCTCAACACCGCCGAGGCCGACGAGGCGGCAGAGCAGCTTGCTCATGGCGTCACGTCCCCGTCCGTCGACCTCGCGTCGGCGAAGTGGCGCGCGACGGACGCCAAGGGCATGGAGATCACCGAGGACGATTACCGCGCCGCGTACGACAAGGGCGAAGAGATCGACGTGGTGGTTGACGTGTACGAGGCCGAACTGACCGGCTTCACGCTCGTTGCCATCGCGGCCTTCGGCGACACCGCGCTCTCGCTCGACGCCGAGCGGTCGTCCAAGGAACCGGCTGTGGTCGCGGCGGCGGCGACGAAGTTCCGCCCGCGTGTCTACTCCGCCGAACTGTTCTCGGATCCCAAGCTGACCGAGCCGACGCGTTCCACCATGGATCCCGAGACCGGACGGATCTTCGGACACATCGCGTGCTTCGGCACGTGCCACCGGTCGATCCAGGCTCAGTGCCTCATGGCCCCTAAGTCGCCGACGAACTACTCGCAGTTCCTCACGTCGCCGCCGGTCCTGCTCGACAACGGCGAGCGGATCCCCGTCGGACGCCTCACCGTCGGCACCGGGCACGCTCCCGAGAACCTGTCCGGCGGTCCGGCCGTCGCGCACTACGACAACACCGGCACGTGCTTCGCGCTCGTCAACGTCGGCGAGGACGAGCACGGGATCTGGTTCTCCGGCGTCGCGGCACCGTGGGCCACGCCGGAGCAGATCGAGATGGGCCTCTCCGCGCCCCTGTCGGGCGACTGGCGGGACTTCGGTCACGGCCTCGACCTGGTGGCGGCGCTCGCCGTGAACACTCCCGGTTTCACCGCGTCCGGCCGCGATGACTCCGACGGACGGCCGGTGTCCCTGGTCGCGTCGCTCGGACCGTCCGGCGACGCGGAGGGCGGCATTTCTGGCTTCACGCTCTCCGACATCGAGGCGGCGGTGCAGCGCGCCGTGGCGCTCGCTCTCGATTCGGCGAAGAAGGCGGAGGCCGACGCCGCCGCTGCCGCGAAGGCCGACGAGTTGTTCGCCCGCGCCGTCGAGACCGTCGGTCCTCCCCCGACCGAGGAGGACAAGCTCTCGGCCCTGCTCGATCGTGCGGCGGCACTCTGATGGGGTGCAACTGCAACTCGGGCCGGAAGCGCCGCGAGGCTCTCGCCGCCGGTAATCCGATCCTCGGGTATCGCGTGATCCTGCCGGACGGGACGATCACGCCGCCGGAGGACAAACCGCCGCTGTTCTCTCAGATCGAGGCCCGCGCCGTGGTTCGTCAGGCCGGTGGCGGCACGACGCGGGAGATCCGGCAGAACCCGGTCTAGTGGGTTTCCTCTCCCGGCGGGTCAATACCGCCTCACGTCCTTGACAATACCACATACGTCGGGGTTGTCAAATTCCTGCACCGCCGTTCTCTACGGTTCCGTCCTGAGAGTTCCTGAACTGGCTGCGGGCCGGGGAGCGATCGACCGAACGTCCAGTTGACGCTACATAGGAGACCCCCGTGGATCCCTTCGAGTTGCCGGAAGACCTTTCGGCCATCGCGACCACCGCCGAACTGACCGCCCTGCGCGATCAGGCACAGGCCGAGATCACGGTGCTCACCGCCCGCCACGCCGCCAAGGAGAAGCTGTCTCCCGAGGACGTGAAGCGGCTGGAGTACCTGCTCGACTCGGTCGACAAGATCAATCCCGCCATCGCCGACCGTCAGGCCGAGGAGGGTCAGCACGCCGCCGACCTCGACTCCCTGATCTCCCGCGCGACCAAGAAGCCGGAGCCGGAGGCACCCGCCGACAACGCTCCCGAGGCCGGACCCGAGGACGAGGACGAAGGTGACGACGACGGCGGAGACACCGCCGACGACGCCGCCGACGAGTCGGCCGACGAGAAGGATCCCGCGCTGGTCGCCGCTGGCAAGAACGGCAAGCGGCCGATCCAGTTCAAGGGCGGCGACGACGCTCCGCCCGCCGGATCCCCGACCGGCAACTCCCCCGCGTGGGAGATGCTCCCGTCGGCACCCGGTTACGTGGAAGGCCCCGTCGGCTTCCGCGAGATCGCGCTGGGCATCGACTCGGTCAAGGTCGGCAGCCGTTCGGGCCTCCAGCCCACCGGCACCCGTGGCCGCTTCGCCACGCAGGCGCTCGCACGCCTGAAGCGCGAGGTCACGCCGGTCAACGACTCGCACGCCCTGGTGGCGGCGATCGAGAAGGCCACGTCCGAGGTACCGGGACACGGCAAGGTGGACGCCAAGGCGCTCACTGCGGCCGGTGGCTGGTGCGCTCCGTCGGAGCAGCTGTACGACTTCTGCGACGTGCCGGAGCCGACCGACCTGATCTCGCTCCCCGAGATCACCGTCAACCGTGGCGGCATCCGTTGGCCGGTCGAGCCGGACGTGTCCGAGCTGCTCACCAACTACGCGTTCCAGTTCTACTTCACCGAGACGCAGTTGGAGGCTGAGGACGGCGACGGCAACCCGACCGCCGTCAAGGAACTCATCGAGATCCCGTGCCCCGACGAGTTCCAGGAGCTTCGCCTGAACGCCATCGGTTACGGCGTCAAGGCGGGCATCCTCCAGGATCAGGGCTGGCCGGAACTCACTGAGTGGTTCCTGCGGACCTTCGCCGGTGCCCACCTGCGCGGTGTCTCCTGGCGGACGATCAACGACATGGTGGCCGGGTCCGGCTCGCCCATCCTGTTCAACGCCGCCAACTCGATCGGCGCGGTGTCGTCGTTCCTCAACTCGCTGGCCCTGGCCGCGACCAACCTGCGTGTGAAGCGCGGGCTGCGTCGTGACGCGACCATCGAGGGCGTCGCGCCGTCGTGGATCCACGAAGTGATCCGCGCCGACCTCGCCATGATGGAGGGCAAGGACACCAAGGCGGTCTCGGACGCCGAGATCACCGGGTGGCTGACCGCCCGCAACATCTACCTCCAGTACGTCGCCGACTGGCAGTCGCGCGGCGCTGGTCAGCCTGGCAACCTGAACACCACTCAGTGGCCGGGGACCGTCAACGTCCTGCTCTACCCGGCAGGCACGTGGTTCCGCGCCATGAACCCGGTGATCACGCTGGGCACCATGTACCCGCTGGAGCAGTTGGTGCTCAACCGGTTCACCCGGTTCTTCACCGAGGACGCGATCATGGTCGGCAAGCGGTGCAACGACTCCATCAACGTGCAGATCCCGATCTGCGCGAACGGTGCGATCGGTGCGCGCGAGTCGATCACCTGCCCGTCGTTCGACCCCGGCGACAACACCTTCAGCTTGACGATCACCGCGACCGGTGGTCAGTACAAGTTGAAGTCGGAGACGCTGGACGCCTCGACGGCCGACATCGCGTACAACGCCGACAACGCGACCATCAAGGCCGCTCTCGTCGCGCTGGACGACGGCTTCAAGGCTGCCGACTTCGACGTGACCGGCACCAGCCCGAAGAGCATCAAGGCTCCCAAGGAACTGGGCACGATCACGGCGGTCGACGGCACCACTCCGCCGTCGGGCGGCACGGTCACGGTCGCGTAGCGGTCGTCCCCGATCTAGGCGGGCGGCGTGGACAACTCCGAGGTGTTCACGCCGTCCGCCTACCGTTATGCCTGCCCGCCCTGTAGGAGGATGACCGTATGACGAGTGCAACCGCGCTGCTGCCGATTCAGTTCGACGCACCGCTGCTCAATCCGGCACCTGTGGGCCTGCTCGCCGCAACGTCGTGGACCGATGTCGACGGCCCTGAACGGCACCTGGCCGGGGTGGACATCAACGTCTACAACTTCGGCGGCGACGAGTCGTTCGGCGTCTGGGGAGCCGACTGGTGCGCGTCGCCGGAGGATCTCACCGAGGACGACGTGAAGGAAGCGGCCGACCGCCCTGCGTGGCCGGACGCCTTCGAGGCTATGACCGTGTGGGCACGTGACCGCTGTGACCTGACCAGGGCGTCGCGGGACGACGTGAACAAGCGCGTCCAGCAGATCATTCGCCTGCGGCTGTCGCACGCCGCCGAGCGTGAGTTCGCGACCAGGTTGCTCGCGGACATCACCACGCCGGACGACGTGGCGGACATCGTCGCTGCCGTGTCGGAACTGGAGTCCGACCTCGCCGACGAGGGGATCATCGGTATCCTGCACGCTCCGGTGAAGTTCGCCGCCATCGCCATGGAGAAGGGCCTGGCAGCGCGGACGACCGGCGGCATTCTCCGCTCGCCGCTCGGGCACCAGTGGGTGTTCGGGGCCGGTTACCGGACCGTACTCGGTGACCAGATCGTCGCCACGTCTCCCACATTCGGATGGCGTGGACCGATCCACCTGCGGGACAACATCCACTTCGAGCACAACGTCTACAACGCGATCGCGGAGCAGACGTTGGTGATCGGGTACGAAGACCTCATCAGCGCGGTCGACGTTGTTGGTGCTCCGGACCCCGAGCCGGAACCCTGAGATAGGAGATAGCAAATGCCCGCAGGTATCGAGGTCGTGGTCGAGGACGGCTTCGCCACGATCGACTTCCTGGATCCCAAGCTCAAGGGTCCGGCGCTCGGCCGTCTCATCGAGTCCGGCGGTCCCGGCGTCGTGGAACCGCTGACCCGAGAGAAGGGCTCGCCGCGCAAGCGGTACCGCGTCCCCGAGGGCAACGCGCGCGAGGCGGGCCTGCTGGACGAGGCCCGCGAGGTCGACGCGCTGGTCAGCAACGTGCTGGAGAGCGGTGTCGACGCGCACGGCAGCGCTCCGGACCTGCCGACCAGTGCGAACGCTCACTCGCAGACCACCCGCTCCGGCTCCTATTCGGCCGCCTACGGCGGCGAGAACAACCCGACGCCGGAAGTACCGGCGGAGGCCCTCTCGACCGTCTCCGTGGCGGTAGGGGCGGCGCAACCGTGGGATGAACCGGCCGTGCCGCAGGAACTCCCCGTGGCGGAGAAGGCCTATCCCGAGGGCGAGCCGGACGACGAGTGGACTCGGCCGGAACTCAACGCGTACGCCACCGATCACGGCATCGAGGGCGCGGCCAACTTCCCGAACAAGGCAGCGCTGCTCAAGGCCATCAAGGACGCGGAGTGACTCGGGTAACTACGTTTTGGCGGGCCGTCGTCACGGCGCTCTACGGCGTCGTGACGTGGCTTCGCGCCCTGATCCCCGCCAGTAAGCGCGAGAGCTTCTACCGTGGGGTCTCCGGCGTGGTCACCGCCCTGTTCGGTCTTGGAGTCATCTCGGGCCAGGAGGCAACGCTTTGGACGCAGCAAGGGATCTCGACGGTTACTCTGCTGTTCGCCCTGCTCCATTCCACCTCGAAGTGGCGAACGGCGCTGTATCTGGTCATCGTCGCCGCCGGACCTCTCCTCGCGCTCTACGGCTGGTCGACGGAGGAAACGTGGGCCTTGGTGGTCGGGGCCGCAGCGCAACTGCTGGGCATCACCACGGCGGCGGCGAAGACTATCCAGGTCGGGGATCAGCTCTCGACTACCCTGCCGGAACCGACGACGGACCCGTAACCATGACGGGGGCGGAATTGCAGCGTCTCGCCGATCGGGTGGCCGACGAGTACACGACACTGCTCGACTTCGCCCGCACCGTCACCGCCCTGATCAGCGCCCTGCCGGTCGTCTACGGCGTCCTGACGCTCGTCGTCGGTCAGCCGTTGTGGGCCGGATCCCCGGCGTACACGGCGGCGCTGCGCGTCCCTCACGCTCCGCAGTCGTGGGGAACGGTGTTCATCGTCATCGGCATCGGACTTCTGCTCTCTGAATGGAGGCGGAGCCACCTGTGGATGTCGGTGTTCACGATCTCCACGGCGCTGGTACTCGGCATGTTCATGGTCGCCTTCGGGATGGCCGTCATCGAGCACGGAATCTTGGGCGGGCTGCCGCCGACCGTTGTCTACGGGATCCTCTCGCTGCTGTTCCTGGCGCGCGCGCGATTGTCGTGGGCTGCGTACCGGCGGAAGCGCCGCCAATGAAGCGCCGGTTCCTGCGAGTCGTCCGACACACCCGGTACGTCTACTCGGGTAGTCCGCCGTTGTACCGGCTGATGATGATCGGCACAGTCCTGTCGGCGGTTGCTCAAGCCTTCGACCGCGACGCCACCCTCAGCGTGGCCTCGTACCTGCCGACGTGGGCCGATTGGCTCTTCATCGGCGCGCAATTCGTGGCAGGGCTAATGGTGTGGGCTTCGCTGTATCTGGTGGACGAGAACAGAGAGCACGCCACACGCCTCAACGACAGTCTCTACCTGGAACTTCTCGGCCTGATCGTGATGCAGACTGTCATCGCCGTCAATGTCGTCGCGGTGGCGTTCTACTACGGGAGGCAGCCGACAGGCCAGGGGTCGTGGCTCCAGATCATGCTCTCCGTGTGGATCTGGACGCGGATCCGCGACATCCTGCAAACGCTGCGGAAGCTGCGGGAGCCGGACGAACCGGAGGCTGAGCCATGAGCGTCTCGCTGGTCTTCACGCTGCTCGGCAGCGCGGGGTTCCTGGCAGGTGCGGTGGCGTTGTTCCAGTTCCTCAACACGCGGAAGGCGACCAAGAGCAAGGGGTCGGCCGACGCGCTGCTCGCGTGGCGGCAGTTCACCAGCACGGCCGTCGGGGACGCGGTGGACGATCGCGACCGGATGAAGGTGGAGCGCGACTCGCTCCACCTGATCCGCGCCTCGTTGATCGACCTGGTGCAAGACCTGATCGTCGCGCTCCGTCGGCACGGGGCGACTCCGGAGGACGTGGAGCCGTACCAAGATCGACTGGACGAGGTCCGCGCGCTCTGATCGTTGCACCGCACTCCCCTACTGTTCGAGGTGCCTCGGAACGGCAACACGGCGCAATCGGGCGTCACGGCATAGGAGGGTCCGCAGATGAGCGGCGTCTTTCCGGTGGTACGCGGCATTCGGATGCGTGCCACCAAGGTCAACTCTTGCGGGCTGCCGATCAGCGGTCCCGCCAACCGGATCGTGACCGACGGCTTCGTCACCTTCAACATCGACCCGGTGCTCAAGGACGCGGAGGAGCTGTCGCAGACCAACGCGGCCGGTAAGGAATGCGTCACCGACCGCACTCCGCCGGAGCGGAAGTGGTACAACATCCAGGCCGAACTCTGCGGTGTCAACACCGGCCTGATCACCCTGCTCAACGGGTGGCCGCAGATCCTCGACTACGACGACAACCCGATCGGTTTCCGCGACCAGAAGGAAGTGGACGACCAGTTCGGCGTCGCCTTCGAGGTCTGGACCGGCGGCAAGTCGGACGACGACTGCCCGACCCCGACCTCGGACTCGATCTTCTCGGCTCCGTCGTCCGGCCTCCAGTACGGCTACTTCCTGATCGCGGGCAAGGAGTTCACGCTCGGCGCGATCAATATCGGCGCGCAGGTGTCGACGTTCACGCTGTCCGGAATCTCGATCGCCATCCCGCATTGGGGACGGGGTCCGTACAACGTCGCCGCCACCGACGCGTCCGGCACTCCCGGCCGTCTGCTGGAGCCGATGGACGAGGACTCTCACTTCGCGGTGTTCCGTACGCCGGTCGCGCCGCCCGAGGTCACCAACGGCGGCGAGCCTCTGCCGCTGGACATCCTCGGGAAGTTCGTCGCGCCGAACTACTACTTCGGCGGATCCGGCGGCGAACCGGCTGCGGACGTGGCACCGGACCAGGACGAGGGAACCGCCTACACGCTGGGCACGACCGGCAGCGTCACGGCGGGCAACCTCAAGGTCAAGGTCAACGGCGTCGAGACGGCGGCGATCGACTGGGACGCCACTGCGAGCGAGGTCAAGGACGCTCTCGTCGCGGTGGACGATGGTCATGGCGCGGCCGACTGGACCGTCACGGACGGACCGCTCCCCGGCGATGTCGAGATCGTGCCTCCGGCCGGTGTCGTGCTGACGCTCGGCACCGTGGCCCTTACCGGCGGTTCCGCCTCGCTGTCGCTCAGCTAAGGCGCATAGGCAACCGGCCCGCTCCCCTCGGGGTGCGGGCCGGTTGTCGTTTGGCCGGATCACTCGGGCCAACGGGGGACGACCTTCCCGTCGACCACGGTGTACTCGCCGTCGGTGTACTCGTCCACGCTGATACCGAGGGCTTCGGCTTTTTCGAGGTAGCTCTGCATCTCAATCCTCCGCTTCCGGCGGGTCCGTCCCGCCTGCGTGAACTACAATACCACAATAGTCGGGGTTGTCAACATCCCGCTTCGCCGCAGGCCTACGCGGTACCCTCACCGTGTGAGTTGCGACTGGCCGGTGGACACGACGTGTCTCCCTGACGTTCCCGCGCTTCCGGACGACGCGACGCCGGATCAGGAGGCGGAGCACGAAGCGTCGCTCGCGTCACGCGCGGCGGCTATCTCGATCGCCCGCGACGTGCTGTGGGCCTTGTCCGGCCGACAGTTCGGCATCTGCCCGCGCAGCGTCCGGCCGTGCCCGAACGGCGTCCGTAACAGGACCGTCGTCGGCCTCATGACCGGGTACGTCCTCAGCCGGTTCGACGGCCGTTGGTCGCAGTGGCCCTGCGGGTGCGGATCCACCTGCCGCCGGTCCGGCCCGAAGATCATCCACCTGCCCGGTCCGGCGCGGTCGATCGAGACCGTGAAGATCGGCGGCGAAGTGCTCGACCCGGCGGCGTACACGCTGGAGGGCGACTACCTGTATCGCACCGACGGCGGCGTGTGGCCGGAGCAGGATCTCAGCGTCCCGGCGTCGGCACCCGGCGGCTGGGAGGTCGTGTACCGGCAAGGCAACCCCGTCCCTCCCGGCGTCGGGAAGTTCGTCGGCCAGTTGGCGGCGGAGTTCTTCGCGGCGTGCAACGGTGGGAAGTGCAAGCTGCCGCGCAACGTCACGACGGTCACCCGTAACGGCGTGAGCTACCAGGTGGTCAACCCGACCGACGTGTACGCGACGCGCAAGACGGGACTGCCGGAGGTCGACCTCTGGCTCGCCGCCGTCAACCCCTCCCGCATCCCCATGGCACCGACGGTCCGATGAGCGGCCCTGTAGACGCGGCGGTCGACGTGGTTGCGAAAGCGACCATGGCCCTCAAGTTGGCGTTCAACCCCGACGACAAGATTCAGCCCCCACTCGGCGGCGGATCCAAGACGGTCCGGTTCTTCCACAGCGATCAGGCCCCGCTCTACGCGTTCGACACCATGGCGGCGGACGGCGACACCGACGAGTGCGCCGAACCGTTCCTGTGGGTCCGTCTCGGTGGCCGGTACCGGACGAAGCGGTTCCCCGACCCGACGCAGGAGCCGGACTGCGAGGCCCCGCGCGTGCTCATGATCGAGATGGGCATCGCGCGGTGCGCGGCGCTCGGCGAGACGCTGAATTGGGACGAGGTCGAACGCGAGGCATGGGTGTCGCTGGACGATTCGTACCGGCTCGAACTCGCGCTCTGCCGGTTCAAGAGCACCGTGGCCGGGCCGGTCTCGTTCGACACCATTGCTCCGTATGGTCCGGAGGGCGGCGTCGTCGCCTGGACCGCCAGGGTCAACGTCCAGATCTGAGAGGAACACCATGGCTGAGCAGTACGTGACCATCGAGGGCACCGGCACCGCCGTCATCCTCAAAAAGGGCGAGCGCCGTCAGGTGGCGTTGACCCCTCGCGTTACGCGCCTGGTCGCGCGCGGGTACGTGCAGATCGTGGAGTACCACGGTCCCGAGGCGGACGATCCGCAGGAGCTTCCGGACGAGACGGAGCAGGCACCCGAGCCGGAGGTCACCGAGGCCCCGGCCAAGAACGCGTCGGCCGACACGTGGCGGAAGTTCGTCGCCGGTCCTGCCGGGATCCCCGGCGTCGAGGCGGAGCAGATCGCCGAGACCGGCCGCGACGAACTGATCGCGGCATGGGAGGCGTACACCGAGGCGCAGCGTGGCGGTCACAGCTAGGTACGAACGCAACCCCGTCGGCGAGGCCCGTCAGTTCCAGGTCATCGCGCGGCGGCGATTGTCTCGGATCACGCGCGGCACCGCCAACCAGGCCCGCGCGGACGTGCCCGTGAAGACCGGCAACCTCGGCCGGTCGATCCGCGAGGATCCGATCGTCGTCGCCGGACCGCTGCGTCTCGACTCCGGCGTCACCGCGCACGCCGACTATGCCCGGTACGTCCACGACGGCACCAGGGCGCACGTGATCCGGCCGAGGCGTCCCGGCGGCGTCCTCCGATTCACCGTCGGCGGTCGTGTCGTCTACGCGCGCAGGGTCAACCATCCCGGCACCAAGGCGCGGCCGTTCCTTCGCAACGCGGCCGAACGAGTGGTCGCACGGGAAACGGCGACTTCTTAGTGGTAGTGTCGCGCTCGACCCACCTCGGAAGGGACAGCATGACGACTTTCGGCGCGAACGGCACACCGGTCTCCGACGACGCACTGAGCCAGGCGACACAGCCAGGGGCACCGACCGTCGCCGATCGGCCCGACACCGCCAGCCTGGCGGCGAAGTTCGCCGAGCAGCATCCGGAGCAGGCCCTCGAACCGATCCCCGACGGCGACGGCGGCACCGAGGAGACGGCACCCGGCACCGACATCGAGGTCACCCGTCTCGGCGGCGAACTCGTCAAGTCGACGTGGGAGCACGACTTCCTGGAGTTTCAGGGCGACAAGCTGGAGATCCGCGTCCCGCAGCAGCAGGCGCTCGCGGCCTACTCGCTCGCCATGTCGCCGTACGTCCCGCCGAAGGTCCGCAACGACATCTCCGGCATGTTCGTCGTCCGCCACCTGTCGGCGGAGTCGTACGGCGTCGTCATGTCCCGGCTCATGGACCCCGACGATCCGGACTACTCGGTCGAGACTCTGGGCGAACTCATGGGTGCGATCGTCAACACCGCGCTCCCCGAGATCACGGAGACGATCGAGAAGGACGCCAAGGCATCGAAGTAGCGCCCCAGTGCGCTAGCCTGAGCCAGTGACCTCCCCGAACGCTGGCCGTATCACCGTCGGTCTGTCGATCGACGGTCGCGACATCGGGGACCAGATCACCGACGCGATCTCACGGCACCTGCAACCGGCGCTGGAGAAGATCGAACTCACCCTTCAGAAGGTCCAGCGCGAGTACGCCAACACGTACCGCGCGGCCGACAAGTCCGCAGCCCGTCAGGTCATCGCCAACCGTCGTGTCGTCGGCTCACTCCGCACGATCGAACTCGCTCTCCGGCGCGTCGAGGCCGGATACGAGCGCGTCGCTCTCGCCGCCGAACGGTCGGCCGCTCGTCAGGTGATCGCCAACCGCGCGGCGGCGGCGTCCCAGACCGGTACCGGCGGTGGTGGCCCTCCACGCGTCGGCGGATCCGGCGGAGGAGGCGGCGGCGGTACCCACCGTGGCGGCTTCATGCAGGGCGGCAAGGGCACGTACGGATTCCTCACGTCCCCCGTCGGCCTGGCCGGTATCGGCCTCGGCGTCAACGCGCTCCCTGCCGCGACGCTGGCCGTCACAAACCTGCTCGGCGCGATCCAGGCGCTCGGGCAGTCTGCGGGTGTCGTCCCCGGTGTCGTGGCCGGTGTAGCGGCGTCGTTCGGCACCATGAAGCTCGCCACCGTCGGCCTCTCGGACGCGATCGAGGCCGTGTGGGAGGCGGCGAAGTCCGGTGACGCCAAGGACTTGGAGAAGGCCACCGAGGCGCTCAAAGAGATGGCTCCGGCGGCGGCGGAACTGGCGACGTTCCTCGGCAAAGACCTCCGGCCCGCGCTGGTCGACATTCAGAAGCTCGCCGCGCAGGGCGTGTTCGAGGGCATCACGTCCGACCTGCGCGGTCTCACCGACAAGGCGCTGCCGGTAGCGCAACGGGGGATCAAGCAGGTCTCGTCGGCGTGGAACAACACGCTCAAGGAACTGATCCGCGTCGGCGGCAAAGACGAAACCCTGTCGTTTGTCGACCGTATCTTCGGAAACACCGCCGAGGCACAGAACCGGGCAAACAAGGCGATTGAGCCGTTCGTGTCGGCGATCGGGAAGCTGACAGCGGAGTCGTCCGACTTCCTGCCGCGCCTGGCCGACGGTCTGACCAAGGTCGGCGAACGGTTCAACAACTGGATCACGAAGATCGTGGACAACGGCGATCTCGACCGGTGGATCAACGAGGGCATCGAGGCCGTCGGGCACTTCGGCAACGCGCTGCTCAACATCGGGAAGATCCTCACCTCGATCACGAAGGCAGCGGGCGGCGACGGCGGATTCCTGAAGTGGCTGGACGAGGCCACCGAGAAGCTCGCCACGTTCCTCGCGTCCGACGAGGGCCAGCAGAAGCTCATCGACTTCTTCAATGACGCACGGGAACGCGGCAAGGAATGGCTGCCGGTCCTCAAAGACCTGGTGTCCCTCGGCGGCGACGTGCTCAAGGCGTTCGACAACTGGGGGAAGGTCATCCTGCCGATCCTCGGCACGATCGCGGACGTGCTCACCGGTATGCCCAGCCTGGTCACCGGAGTGCTCACGGCGTTCATCGCGTGGAAGTCCATCTCGGGCATCATCGGCGGCATCGGAGGCCTTCTCGGGAAGCTGCCGGGTCAGGCGACCGGCGCGGCGACCGGCATCAATTCGGCGCTGAGCAAGATCGTCCTCCCGGCGGCGCTCGCCCCTCTCCTGTACTCGCAGACCAACGGGTTGCAGGCACCGGACGCGAGCACGGGCGAACGTCTCGCCGGACTCGGGATCAACGTCGCGGGCGGCGCGGCGCTCGGCGCGCAGTTCGGCCCGTGGGGCATCGCCCTCGGTGCCATGATCGGCGCTGGCGTGACGTTGTTCCAGTCCACGAAGCAGAGGTTGGACGAGGCCAAGGCGGAGTGGGAAAAGGCGTGGCAGGAGGACCACGACGCCGGACCGACCCGTGAAGGCTCGCCGGAGGGACAGTTGGCGGCGCTCCCCGCACTGCGGGCGCAGCGGCTCCCGTCGCTCTACAACCCCGACGGCACGCTCAAGCCGACCGGACCGGACGTGCTCCGGCAAATGCTGGAGAACGGAACCATCCAGGGCGGATACACCCTGGCACCGGACGGATCGACCGTGCTCGGACCGAACGGCGAGCCGTTGATCACGCTGCCTCCGCCCAGCGCGGCGGTGACTCCCGGCGCGACACAGTACGACCCGATCTCCGGCCTGCCGAACAACCTGCCTCCGCAGCAGTTGCCCGGTGCGCAGCCGCCGCCGAACCTCCCTCCGGCACCGAGGACGGTCGTCAATCCGCCGATCCCGACGCCGTCCAATCTGCCTGCCAACACCGAGGCCCCCGAGGATCTGGCGGGACTCCTCGGCGCGGTACCGCAGGCCAGCCAGCAGGTGCAGCAGTTGGCGTCGGAGGTTCGCGACCTCCCCGAGGGCGAGATCAAGATCAAGGATCCGTCGCCGGAGTTGCTGGAGAACCTCGACAAGGTCGACGCGACGATCACGAAGGTCAGCGACAACGAGATCGTCGTCAAGGCCAACACCGACGAGGCCCAGAAGAAGATCGACGCGTTCGCGCTCAAGATCAAGCAGCAGACGTTCCCGCTCAACTTCACCGCGCAGGTCACGCCGCCGAACCTCCCTCCGGCCGTCGTGCCTCAGCCGCGCGCCATGGGCGGCGGCATCTACGGCGGGATCCCCGGCAAGGACTCCGTCCCGGCACTGCTCATGCCCGGTGAGCACGTGCTGACGGCGAGCGACGTTATCGCCATGGGCGGGCAGGCTGCCGTGTACGCGTTCCGGCGCGGCCTGCACCGGTACGCGGACGGCGGCGAAGTTCCCCACCTCGGCACCGGAGCACTGCCCGGTCCCGGCGGCGACACCGTTCTCGGCGTGCTCCAGCAGATCCGCGACCTGCTCGCAGGCAAGGGCGGGTCGTCCTCGAACCCCCTCGCCGCCACAGCGGACGCGGTGTCGACGTTGGCGGACCAGACGACCGGCGGGGGCGCTACGTCGACCACGGGGCCGTTCGGAACCCCGATCAAGCCCCGTCATCGCGGCTACGAGATGGCGGCGGCGGCGATCCAGGCGCTCGGCGGCGATCCCGAGAAGTTCCTCGGCGCGGATCCGGCGACGTTGCCGCTGAGTCAGGGCGGCATCCTGCCGAACCCGGTCATGGCCGGGTACGGCGGCGCGGGCGGCGCGGGCCTCGGAGGCATCGCGTCGGCGCTGGCGAAGTTCGCCCTGTCCGGCGACACGGCCGACCTCCCGGCCGGTATCGGACTCAACGACTCGGCGGTCACGGCGATCACGGCGGCGCGGAACAAGAAGAAGGGCGGACTGACCGAGCAGCAGATCGCCGACCTCGTCACGCAGATCTTCACGGGCGGCGGGTTCTCGGGCGTGCTCGATGAATCGAATACGTCGCTGATCAAGAGCCTCACGTCGGCGCGCGACAGGCTGGCGAAGCAGGGCGGCGTCGCGGCCGGGATCCCCGGTGTCTCCGGCGTCGGCGGTGTGCCCATGGCGTACGGCGGACTGGACGCCTTCGCCGCGTCGGTGTCCGGCGGCAAATACCAGTGGGGAGCGTCCGACCTCGCGGCCGGACTGTCCGACTGCTCCGGCGCGATCTCGGACCTGGTCGAGATCATCACGACCGGACAGGCCACGTCGAAGCGCCTGTTCTCGACGGCCGACGCGGGATCCGTCCTGTCGTCGCTCGGCGCGGTGTCCGGCGCGGTGCCTGGGATGCTCCAGATCGGCTGGAGCGACTCCCACATGCGCGCAACACTGCCGTCCGGCGTCAACTTCGAGAGCGGCGGAGGAACCGGCCAGGGCGCGACGTACGGCGGCAACGCTCAGGGTGCGGCCGGAATGCCCAACATCATGTCGCTGCCCGTAGGCGCGCTCGCAGGGATGGCAGGACTGCCGGGTGCGGGCGGCGTCGGCGGCAACCCTCTCGGTTACACCGGATCCCCGGTGCCGGTCTACATCGTCAACGGACCGAACGGTCTCGGTCAGCTTCCCGGCCAGTTGGCCGGAGCGGGCCTTGGCGCGGCCGGTACCGCAGGCGTCGGCGTGCTTCGCGACATCCTCGGCGGGTCCACCGACGCACTGCTTACGCCGGAGGGGCAGCGGCGTCCGTCGGCCGACCTCGCGAAGCTGATCCACGACCGGAACCCGGCCGCGCTCGCCGCGCTGTTCGGCTTCGACGTGCAGGACTTCGGCGCGCAGGGCGGCGGCGGTGACGAGGTCATGAAGAACTCGGCGGCGTTCGACGCGACCGGCCGGTTGTTCTCCGACACCGCTGCGCTCTCGGACCGCACGCAGTCCTCCCTCGGCGCGCAGATCGAGGACATGAAGAAGCAACTGGTCGACATCACGACGCAGGTCGCCGACCGGTTGAACGACAAGGCGCTGACCCCGATCATCGCCGACGGCCTCCAGTCGGGATTGAACTCCCTCAAGGACGCGGTCACCGCTTCGATCGGCACCAACCTCGGCAACGCGGCGGCACCGCCGATCGCCGACGCGGTCTCGTCGGCCGTGGCGTCGCTGCCGATCGACAACTCCGGAGCGGGCAACGTGGGCGGCAACGCTGCCGGTGTCGTGACCGGCGTCGTCGGCATGGCTCGCGGCGGCTCCGTCGTCGGCGGTACGCCGGGGATCGACTCGGTGCCCGCGCTGCTCATGCCTGGCGAGCACGTGCTCAGCCGCGACGACGTGGCAGCCATGGGCGGCCAGGCCATGGTCTACGGGTTTCGGAAGGCGCTCCAGCGGGGCAAGATCAAGGGCTTCGCGACCGGCGGCGGTGTCAACGTCAACGACACCGTCGGCGCGGAGTTCTTCGGCGTCTCGGAAGTGCCGATCATCGGCGCGATCGTCAACCTCCTGGTCAAGGTGCTGCTCAAGGTGATCGGCGTCGAGATCGAGGCGCGCGACACCCTCATGGAGATGACGGACGAGTTCCGTGGCTTCCGTGGCGACGCCTTCAAGGCGTTCGACGCGACCGGCCGTCTGCTCAACGACACCTCGGCGCTGTCGGAGCGCACTCAGTCGTCGGAGCAGACGGCGGCGGCGGAGCGCATCCGGATCCTCAAGATCGTCATCCAGGCGTTGATCAAGTACATCATCGAGAAGGTCATCGTCCCGATCGCGAAGGCGGTGGCGAACGCTGCCATCCAGGCGGGCGCGAGCGCGGCCGGAGCGGCGGTCAACACGCAGGCACCCGGCGCGGGCGGGATCGTGTCGTCGCTCATCTCGTCGGCCGGACAGGCAGGCGTCGAGATCGCGGCGGAGGTCGGCACCGACTTCGCGCTGGCGATCTCGGAGACGTTGATCCAGGCGGTCGCGGAAGGCCTCCAGTCGTACTTCCCCGACCTCGTCAGCGGAGTGTTCGGCGGCGGCGCGATCGAGAGCCTGCTCGTCGGCCCGCTGACGCGCGGGATCACGGATCCCATCCTCGGCGCGATCGGCGGTCTGTTCTCCCTGCTCGGCGGTGGACTGATCGGCGGCGCGGCGTCCCTGATCCCCGGCCTGCCGTTCGACTCGGGCGGCATCGCTCGCGGCACCGGCATGATGCCTAAAGCGGTCATCGCGCCGGAGCGCGTGCTCGGTCCGCGCGACACGCAGAACTTCGAGAAGCTCACTGACTGGCTGCGGAGTGGCGGACGGCCGGGAACCACGGTGGAGATCCACGCGCCGTTTACAGTGAACGGTGGCGAACAGGGCGCACGCGAAGCCCATCGCAAACTGCTGGAGTTGTTCTCGTAGGAGGTCGGCGTGCCGTTCCGGGGTTACTTCGCCCTCAACGATCAGGAGATCGCGAACTCCGCTCGGGTGGTCGCGCACCTCGGCCGGAATGTGCCGGTCATGGATGACGGCATCTTCGGCCCGTCGGAGGCCGACTGCTCACTGGAGGAATACTCCGAGGGTCTCGCCGTCATCCCGGCGTCGAGCGTGGTCGTCTCGGAGGGTCTCGCCACACCGCCTCCCGGTAGCCGTCAGTTCGGGCCGGGTCTGGCGGAGATCGACGGCACGTGCTGGGGTCCGGCGAACCTCTGCGGCGACTGCGGAACGCTCGTCCAGTACGACGACTCCTGGCCGGGGCTGCGCGAGTTCCTCGGCTTCGACCACGTGTACCGGCCGGAGCTTGCGCCCTGGTACTCGACGGAACAGCCGGAGTCGGCTGAGTTCGGCGGCGTGTGGGTCATGTCCGTCACGGGCCTCGACGCGACCCCTGTGGAGCGGACGATTACGCAGATGGTCGGGTCCGGCGCGGTGGCCGGGATCCACCGGGACGCTTCGCGGACGATCACGTTCGACGCTCTCCTGGTGGGTTGCACGAACGCGGGCGTCGAGTACGGGCTGAAGTGGCTCACGTGCCTGCTCCGCGACACTACCGCGAACGACGACGGCGTCCTGCGGTACCTCGCAGCGCATCCGTCGTGGTCCGGCGTCGACCCTCACGACCTCGTCCGCGAGGCCCGTAACGTCGTGCTGACGCAATCGCCGACGATCAAAGAGGAATACACAACTGGCGGACGGCAGCACCAGCAGTCGTCGCTCTACCGGGTGACGTGGGAGATGGCGGCGCTCAGCCCCTACGTGTACTTCCCGGCCGTGGACGTTCCGGTGCTGTGGGACGAGGTCTCGCAGCAGCCGATCAACTGGGTCCACGCCGCGCACTGCACGAAGCCGCAGACATGCCTCGACATGCCGGTGCTCTACTCGGCGACGTGCGTCCCGCAGGAGATCGAGAAGATCTCGGTGCCACCTCCGGTGTGCGGTGGCTGCCTCCCCGTCGGCGGCATCACGAAGTACATGTTCCGCGTCCCGACCATGGACTACGCCTTCCGCTGCCGGGAGACGGCGGTGACGACGCGGATCCAGAACCTCGGGTCCGAGCCGCTCACACTCCAGATGTTCTGGCGGCAATGCGGATCCGACATCCGTTGCGAGGACAACCGTTTCCCCCTCCAGGTGGCCGGTCTGCCGGTGAACACGTCCCTGGTGTTGGACGGCATCACCGGTAAGTTCTGGGCCGTCTACGACGACAGGGCGCACCGGCCGATCGGAGTGGTCGGGACACCGACAGGCGCACCGTGGCGTCCTCCGATCATCGACCGGCAGGAGTGCTGGGAACTCGTCGTGCAGACCGATTCGGCGGCGCGGTTCGACGTGAAGCTCACCCTGGCGGACCGCGAGCCGTGATCGTCTCCAAGGACCAGATCGTTTCGCTGCACACCTTCGACGGCGTGCAGCGGTACCAGTTCCTCCCCAATCAGCAGTTCAACCTCGAATGGTCGCGGGAACTTCGACAGGTGTCGACGTGCAACCTCGGCGTCCCCTCGACGCTCGATTACAACCGGCTGCCGGACATCGTCCCGTGGCGCGATTGGATCTCGGTGTTCGACTCCGAGGGCGACGAATTGCTGTGGAGCGGGCCGATTCTCGTGGTCGACGCAGACCGAGGGTCCATGAACATTTCGTCACGTGACGTGTCGAACTACCTCTCGCGGACACGCTGCCCGTTGACGAAGGCGTGGGACGCCGCCGACCCGGCGACGATCGCCGGTGAGCTGTGGCGCGCGTGCATCGAGTTCCACGGCCTCCAGACGGCGATCATCGAGAAGCTCGACCCGCTCGGCGACCGGTTCGACTACGAGGTCGAGGCGGACACGCAGATGGTCGACCAGGTGTTCGGCGACCTCGTCGGCCTCGGTCTCCGGTGGACGGTCAGCAACGGCGTCCCGATCCTCGGGCCGGTGGGGCTGAAGCCGGTCGCGGCGCTGGGCGAGGAGCACTTCATCGGCGGAGGCCTCCGGCTGACCCGCGACGGATCTCAGATGGCGAACGACGTTCTCCTGCGGACGGCCGACACGAACACCGCGCGGGCGATCCTGCCGACCGGCGGGCTGCGTCTCCAGTCGATCGTGGACCGCGACTCCATGTTTGACATCTCGAATGCCGAGCGCGCGGTGCAGCAGTACGTCCGGCACACCGGCAAGATCCAGGACACCGTCACGGTCCCCGGCGGATCCGTGCTGCATCCCGACGCTCCGGTCTCGATCGACCAGCTGGTCCCGTCGGCGCGGTTCACCGTGGAGGCCTTCGGGCTGTTGACCATGATGGAACTGACTAAGGTCCAGGTGCAGACGACGACCGGAGGTGAGGCGAAGGTGTCAGTGGACATGGCGGCGGTGGACGACGACCTGCCCGAGCTTCTGGAGAAGCCGGAGGGCAAGCTGTGACGGCAGCAGCGGTGCCCGGTGTCGCTCCGCGCACCGACGCGGAGTGGGCGAGGTCGGTGGAGCAGCGGCTCCGCGCCCTGTCGCAGCCGCGCACCGCCCGCGTCGGCCCGTGGGTGCTCTCGAACGTCAACGGCAACCTCACCGCGACCAAGCCGGGATCCACGCTCACTCTCGACGGCACCGCCGAGCCGGTGTCGGTCGACCTCACCGGTCGCGGCCAGTACGTCACGCCGGACCAGATCCCCGAGATCCAGACCGGGGTGCTCCAGCAGTTGTGGGAGCAACTGACCGGTGAACTCGATCCGCCGGACGACGTGCTGGTCGACCTCGCGAACTTCCTGTCGAACGGGTTGTTCGGGCAAATCGACCTGACCCGCTTGCCGTCCCTGTTGCCGCTCTCGCGGATCCGCGACATCGTGGAGAACCTCTTCCTCAACGGGGACTTCCTGTCGGCCGACGCGATCAGCCCGTCGGCGACGGACTGGCTGGTCGACCTCACCGACGGCGTGGGATCCCGAGGGTCGGCGACGGTCGTCGCCGACGGCTCGTCGCACATCCTGTACTCGAACACGATCGACGTGGATCCCGGCCAGACGCTCAACGTCTCGACGGCCGTCAAGTACCTCGGCCTGACCGCCGTCGGCGACGCGATCCAGGTTCGGGTGTCGGCGTACCTCGGCGACACCCTGATCAACACGACGATCATCGACAAGCTGACCAATCCGTCCGGCACGCTGAGCGACTGGTCGACCACGCTCTCCGGAAACTACGTGGTCCCCGGCGACGGCAGCGTGGACAACGTCGTCACCGAACTCTTCGTCTCCGAGGGCGCGACGGCGGGCACCGTCAAGTTCTCCAGGGCGATCTCGAAGTTCGTCGGCCTCATGCCGCAGGCGTACGTGGACGGTCTCGCTGCTGGCCTCGCGGCGATCTGGGACGGGATCCAGGGCCGTATTGACGACTTCGCCGACCTGCTCGACGTATTCGGCGGTTTCACCGTCGGCGCGGGCCTCGGCCAACTGACCGACGTGGCGACACGGCTCTCGAAGCTCAACCCGCTGACCGGCGCGCTGGACGCGGCAGGGCTGACCAACATCGCGAATATCCCCATGATCGCGCAGAGCCGGATCATCGGCCTCACGGACGCGCTCGCCGCCGGAGGCCAGGCGCTCCGCGACGCGATCGTGCAGGCGCTCACCGGCACGTCCGGCACCGGCCACACCGACTTGGACGTGATCGAGGCCCTGACCAACATCCCGGCGGCGGCGGTGCAGACCGCGATCGACGGCGCGGCCAACATCGAGGACGCGATCCAGCAGGCCATCGACTCGGTCATCGCGGGCGCTGGCAACCTCGTCGGGTCCGGCTTCGGTTTCGCCGACATGATCGCGCAGTTGACCGGGCTGCGGAACGCGACCGCTGGCGCTAACGCGGCGGTGACCAACCTCCAGGCGCAGGTGGCGGGCCTCGACCCCGCTGCGTCCTCCGAGGTCGTCAACATCGGTGAGTTCGTGGACGCGTCCACTCCGCCGTCCATGTTCACCAAGGTCATCGACACCGGATCCGGATCGTTGATCACGTCCGGCGGCAAGCTCGCTTGGTCCGGCTCGGCAGGACGCGAGTTCTACCTGTTCAACGGCGGTCCCCTGCTCACCGACCTGTTCGAGGTGACGGCGGTGCTTCCGTCCGTCCCCTCGCACGGGTGGTTCGGCGACGACAGTTCCAACTACGTGTGGCTCATCGGCCGGTCGAACAACACCGGCACCGCCTTCGTCGCGGCCCGATACGCGTGGGACGAGATCCGGTTCTTCAGCTACGCAGGCGGCACGTTTACGCAGATGGGACCGACTCTCTCGGCGGCGGACGTGCTGACCGGCGGATGCTCGATCTCGTTCAAGGGCGGCACCGTGGCGGAGACCAGGTACTTCGAGGCCCGCGTCAACGGCACGAAGGTCCACTCGACCGTCGACTCGACCCCGGTGTCGCTCTACGGATCCGACTACCGGTACTGCGGTGTCGGCGTCGAGAAGGGCGACAGCTACTCGACGGGCACGGTCAACATGTGGGCGATGTACGACGGCGGATCCTCGCAGGGGTCCGGCGTCGTGGCCGGTTACACGGCGTCCGGCCTGACCAACCTGAACATCTGGAAGGGCACGGCGGCGGAGTACGCGGCGATCACGTCGAAGAACCCGAACACGATCTACTTCGTCAAGGAGTGAGATGCCGATCTACTTCGGGAGCGAACCGATTGACGACATCTTCAGCACCAGCACGTCCGACGACTACGACAAGGTCTACGTCGGGTCGGACCAGATCTGGCCTCCGATCTCGTTCCCGCTGGTCTACCTCAACACCAACGTCACCGACGCGGCGGTACCGGCCGGAGCGACAGGGTGCTGGGTCCACCTCTGGGGCGGTGGCGAGGCTGGCGGCAACGGCGGTCACGACGACTCGACGCAGTCCACCGGTTCGGCGTCCGGCGGCAACGGCGGCGCGGGCGCAGCGCACATCGACCGCATCTTCATCTACGTCGAAGACCTCGGCCCGACCTGGTCCCTGATCGCGGGGCAGCACGGAACCGGTTCGAGCGGGAACGGCACCGCGTCCCGCTTCGTGTCCGGCGGGATCGACCTGATCGCGAACGGCGGCGTCAATCAGGTCGGCGGCACCGCGGTGGTCACCGGCCTCGACGCCGACTACTACCAGCCACGGGCGTACAACGGCGGCAACAAAGAGCAGTCGTCCAACGGCGGCGGCGGTGGCGGTGCAGACGGCGGCGGAGCGTCGTGGACCGGCGACAACGCGCCGAACACCACCTCCCCCGGCACTCGGGGCGTAGGCGTGCAGCAGGAGGGCCAGGAGAACGATCCTGGCGACGGCGGTACCGGCGGATCGGCATACGGGTCCGGTGCCGGTCACCACTACGCCTCCGGCGGCGGTGGCGGCGGCGGTGGCGCGTACACCAGCGGAGGCGCTGGCGGCGCAGGATCCCAGTCGTCCGGAGGCAGCGGCGGCGTCGGAGGTCAGGCCCGCGCTGAGGTCGTGTGGGTCAGTACGGTCGTTCCCAAGGACAAGACCTACCAGTTCGGCGCGGGAGCGTGGTCGTGGACCGTTCCGTCGTGGGCGCAGGAGGGCTGGGAGGTCGACCTCGTCATGTGGGGCGGCGGACGCGGCGGCAACAACGGCTCGACCACCTCGGCCGGTGTCGGCGGCACCGGCTCGACGCCGGTCACTCGGACCCTCGTCATCGGTGACGACATCGCGCTCGGCGGCACGCTGGCGGGCACCGTCGGATCCGGCGGAGCCTCGAACGGCGGAGCAGGCGGCAACACGACCTGCACCACGCTCGGTCTCACCGCTCCCGGTGCGACGGCCACTGCGCCCTCGCAGGCGGGCGTCTCGGCCGCTGACGCGACGATCGGCGGTAAGACGTACAAGGGCGGCAAGGGCGGCACGTCCGGAACGACGATCACCGCAGGCGAAGCGGGCGCTGCTCCCGGCGGCGGCGGTCAGGGCGGCGGATCACTGTTCTTCATCGGCCAGGATGGCGGCGTCGGCGGCGCGGGCCGGACACTCATCCGGCTCCGGGAGGTACTGCCGTGAGCGGGTGGTTCCCGTCGCGGCCGGAGGACGTGGACGCCTCCCTCCGGTCATGGTTCCCTGAGCGTCAACCGAGGCCTGTCACGTCACAGACGGGCTGGTGGGCGCTGCTCACGATCGACGCGAAGCTCTCGGTCGAATACGTCAGCACCGCCGAACTCGGCGTCCTGCGGGGCATGGGTGTCGTGGCGTCGGTGTCTCTGACGCGAGAGGTCGCACTCCAGAAGCTCGGGATGCTCGCCGTGGCGCGGACGCTCTCGATGTCCGGCGCGGCGGCGGTGTCGAAGGTCGGATCCATGGACGTGGAGGCCGTCGTGTCCCTGGCCCGCGCGGTGGCACTCGACAAGGTGCTCGGGATCGCCGTCAGCCGCACGGAGGCCATGGAGGCGGCGGTAGCACTCGACAAGGTGCTCGGGATCGCCGTCGGGCAGACGATCAACGCGGAGCGGACCGTGGGCCTGCAACGCGTCGGCGCGCTGGAGGTCACGCGGCTCTACCAGACGTACGCGGATGTCTCGCTGCTCAAGGTCGGAATGCTCGCGGTCGCGGCTCCGGTCACGTTGACGAGGACCGTCACGATGCTCAAGGCGCGGGGGATGGACCTCGCGGCCGGTATCGCTCTCGGCGCGGCCGTCGCGATGGGCTTCCAGCCGCTCACCGCGACGACGACGCACATCACGACGACCGGCGCGTACACGTACACGTTCCCGAGGAACGCGGACTTCATCGACCGGATCGCTCTCGGCGGCGGAGGCGGCGGCAAGGGCATGGCCTTCGCAGACGGCTGGGGCAAGGGCGGTGACGGCGGCAACTACGCCAGCGACACCCTCCAGCGCGGCGTCGACTTCGCGTGGTCGGTGCTCAGCTTCACCGGCACCGTCGGCACGGGCGGCGCGGGCGGCGCGGGATCGTTCGGCTCCGGTCTCGGTGGACAACCGGGCAACGCGTCTACCTCTCTGGTGTCCGGCGGTCCGACGATCACCGGTACCGGCGGCGCGGCAGGTACCGTCATCGACGTGACCAGCGTGGCCGGTAAGTCGCCCGGCAACCGGACGCAGGGAGGGTTGACCATTACAGGCGGCGCACAGGTCTCCTCCGGCGCGGGAAACGCTCCCGGCGGTGGAGGGGCCGGAGCCATGGTTTCGACCGGCTCCGGCGGCGCAGGGGCGCGAGGACAGGTGTCCTACCGCGCATATCAGTGAGTCGCACCCGCAGATGAGAGGATCAACACCATGACGGTCGGCATCACGACATATCTCGCGAACAAGCTGCTCGATCACGTGTGCCGCAATGTCGCCTACACTCCCCCGGCCGTCGTTTACGTGAAGTACCACACCGGGGATCCCGGTGCTTCGGGCACGGCGAACGCGTCGGCGCAGACGACCCGGCTCGCGTGCAGCTTCGCAGCGGCGGCGTCCGGCTCGATCGCGGCCAACACGACGCCGGAGCAGGCGCTCACCGCGACGGAGACGATCAGCCACGTGTCGTTCTGGGACGCGGCGTCCTCCGGTAACTGCCTGTGGACGGCGGCGGCTACGGTGTCCAAGGGCGGCGTCGCGACGGACATCATCCGTATCGTCACCAACACGCTCACCTTCTCCCCGCTCGCCGCATAGGAGGCACGATGACGACTGCCGTCGACTCTCACCAGTGGGGTGTCCGTTGGGAGGCCGCACAGCTTCCTCCCGGCCTGACGCCGGACGTGCCCAATCCGCCCACCTACCCGGCCGATCAGTTGCCTCCGGTGACCTACGACCCGGCGACCGGCAACCCGATCACGCCGGAGTACACGCCGGAGGAGCAGGAGATCCTCGACCGGTACCAGACCGAGACCGCCGTCTACGCCGAGAACGTGGCGGCGTGGAACGCGGCCGTGGACGCCGTGCTGGCTGACGAGAGCAACTGGACCGTGGCGATGACTACCACCGTGGACGAGGCGTCGGCACGGGCGTTGCTGGCCGAACTTCGGGTGGCTCACGCCGGGGACAAGTACACGCGCAACTTCCACCTGATCACCGCGCCGCCTCGCACCTGGTCCGTGGTCGAATAAGCTGGCTGCCGTGTCGGCATACCTGGAGTACACAGAGCCGAACGTCTGCATCTCGGAGAACCTGACCACCGACGATGCGGGCCTGCTCCGCATGGAGCGGTGGGCTGTCCCCCGGCTGGTCGCTGACGTTCGCGCGCGGTCCGGCGGCGACGGCAAGGTCTACATCACCGACACTCCGCCGGGAAAGCTGCTCATCGACCAGCAGGTCGGCTGGAAGAACGACTCCCCGCTGGAGCAGATGGTCCAGATCCGCGTCTGCCGGTCGTGGAAGTCGTGGGTCGTCTCGAACCCGAACGCGATTCAGATCCGTGATCGCTGGTCGCGGATCATCACCGACAAGCCGGGAAAGCTCCCTGCGGATCCGGTGACGACGAACATCATGAACTCGCGGACCGGCACCTCGATCGACCTCGGGTCGAACTCCGTCGCGGAACCCGAGCCGGGTGTCCACTACGTGTGGATCGGCGCGAGCACGGAGGACGAGATCGTCGGCCCGGTCGGTCCCGGCGAGTCGATCAAGGTCTGGTACAAGCAGTACCTCTGGACCCCTCCTCCCTGGTCGGACAACGCGAACAAGAACAACCCGATCCATCAGGCGTCGACCAACTGGACTCGGATCATGCTGACGGCGTTCCCGCAGCAGGGGAGGTTGGTCACGGGATGAGCATCAAAATCTGCACATCTGAGCACATGCTGTCGACGGTCAACGGCCTCGACATGCGGCGCAACTGGTTCCCTCGGATCGCGGCCGAACGGTTCCTCAAGTCCGAGAAGGACGGCGAGATCAAGTCGTCGCCGGACCCGGTGACCATGATCGACGGCGACCTGACCTGGTTCAACAACTCCGACGAGGCTCAGGTCATCGCCGTCCAGGTGAAGCGGGCACCGCGCACGATCGTGGCGCAGTCGCCGTCCACCGTTCTCATCACCGACGCGTGGACGTTCGACCTCGGAAAGAACCCCTCCGCCGACCAGCCGACGACCTACCAGGACACGTTCGGCGGCAAGATGCAGATCGACCGGCCGGAGGCCCGAGCGGAAGACCTGAAGTTCGGCCGTCTCTTCTACGACTCCGACTCCTCGCAGGCGTGGGTGCCGTGCGGCGTGCTGGAGCCGTACGAAAGCATCCACTTCCGGTACCTGGCGGCGGTCTACACTCCCGGTGTGTGGACGACACCGACTGAGTTCGAGCCGCGCTGGGAGGCGTTCGCCTACTGGGCACGTCTGCTCTGCTACGCGTCCCCGGTGGGATCCCAGTGACCGCGCCGTCTCCGGCGCATCCGGACCACTTCGAGGTTCTCGGAAACGCGATCCGGCCGCAGCCGTGGATGCAGTTGCGGCCGGTCGGATCCGGCGCGACCGCTCCCTCGGCGAGCAGGGTCTACGACCCGTCCGGCGGCGTCGCGAAGAACGAAGTTCTCCAGACCATGCAGGACCACTGGACGAACAACTCGCCGATCCCGCAGTACGTCTACGGACTGGTCACACGCGGCGGATCCCAGGTGACCCTCCAGGCCCGATCGCGCGGGTACATCGAACAGTCGCACGGCATCCTGATCGCACCGGACGCGGAGGACGACGACTTCGAGATGGCCGTCGTGTCCAAGTTCGGCGTCGGCGCGGACATCGGCAAGGGCGGCACCCTGGCGCTCGGCACGTCGTTCGGCGTGGCCGAACTTCGGGAGAACTCCGCCACGATCCAGCTCATGCCGCACATCACCGGGTGGCAGGTCGTCCAGCCGGGGGAGACGTTCCACGCTCGGGTCGAGACGCGGTTCCGGTCGGAATACTGGGAGAGCACCTCGATCGACGGCGGCGACACGAACGCGGTCTCGCAGGTGATCTCCGGCGAGCAGCGGCTCGACCTGTTCGCGTGTCCGGCGGTGACTCCGCCCCCTCCGCGTCCCACTCCGGAGATTGTCGGCGAGCCGACGTACGGTATCGCCGTCGGCGACCTGCTCGGCGAGGTCTTCGGGTCCGGCGCGGTGACGAGGGCGGACGTTCCCGAGGGTACCGAGGAGGGGGACACGATCCTCGCGATCGTCGCGAACAACTTCGGCCTGGCGTCCGACATCGTGCCGGTCGAGGAGGGCTGGACGAAGCTCGGCGGCACCGTCAACGACGGCCTCGGCGGCATCGCCGACGTTCACGCGAAGATGTACGTCCGCCAGGCCACGGCTGACGAACCTGACGACTATGGTTTCGGCAACGGCATCCTCGCGGAGGAAACCGTTGTCCTGGTGACGATTCGGAACGCGGAACCGGACATCGGTCAGGGGTGGAACACCGCCTCGGCGCTCCGCCGGTTCTTCTGGGAGCGGGACGACGGGCACATCGCTCCGTCGATCGACCGGAAGGGCCAATTGCTGCTCTGCGCTTCGTATCTCGGCTTCTCAGTGGCGCAGCCGTACATCACGCAGGAGGCACCGGACCACATGACGGAGCTTCTCGATGTTCACGGCGACGGCTCGTCATTCGCACTGGCCGTGATGGAGAACCCGCCCCGGCCGACCGGCGCGAGAACCTTTGCGCCTTCGGCGGATCCGGTGTGGTCCGGCCGGTCGATCACGTTGACGATCCTGATCCCTGGCAAGCTGGAGTTGTAACCCCGACCTCGGAGGTCAGCCCATGTACGAGCCGCCACCCGGCTATGACGATCTCGTCGCCGACGCCGACGACGACACCGCAGAGGTACCGAACGCGCGGTGGACCACCGTCGTGCTGGAGGGCATCGGCGCGGTGGAGATCCGGCGTCCGCTGCCGAAAGCCGCTGCCGCGCTCGCCATGGCGGCGAACGCCAGGATCAGCCCGGTCACGCAGCAGCACTACCTCACGCTGTTCGTCCAGAACCACGTCCGGCCGGGAACCGTGGAGAGGCTGTTCGCTCAGATGATGGAGGGCGAGGCCCCGACGGACACGTTCCAGCGCGTGGCCCGTGCGATCGCGACGGAGGGCACTGCCCGCCCTACACGGCGGTCATTACGCTCAGCGTCTTGACCGCTCACCACTGGAGACTCGTCCGTACCAAGCTCGCGTCGAACGGCATTCTCGACCCCCTGGCGCTCCCCTCGCTGCACGCGTTGCTCGACCACATCGAAAGCATCGCGCTGGAGTCGTTCGTCGGAGGGAAGACCCCAGAGCACGACAAACTGCAACGCGAGGCGTTCCTCGACAAGCTCTACGCGCCGGATCCCGAGCACAGGATGCTCAACGGGGAGGAGTACGTGCCCAAGCCGTCGGCGTTCGAGGATCCCAAGGCGATCGAGGACGGCTTTGACTCGTTCATGGGCGCTGTGTCTCGTCGGCGGGCACGTTGAGCGGTTAGGATCGCGCCGTGGCCTACTTCGCGATGTACGACCCTGCCAAGCCGCCGGGTCAGCGTCTCGCTCCGGAGGTCCGCGCCGAGATCGCCATCGTGGCACCGTCCGGCCTCAACGACGGCGCGGTGACGACGATCAAGCTGGACGAGGGCGCGGTGACGGAACCGAAGCTGGGATACGGCTCGGTGACCAGCACGAAGATCGCGGCCGGTGGCGTCGAACTCGTCAACATGGCTCAGGAGTCGGTCGACACCGCGCAACTGGTCGATGACTCGGTCACGGACGAGAAGGCCGGTCCCGGCGTGATGCAGTGCCACGACGACGCGGGCAACCCGGTCACCTTCGACTTCGTGCCGATGACGGCGGAGAGCTACGCCGCCTTGACCACCAAGGCTCCGAACACCCTCTACGGCCTGACGACCTGATGCCTGGCCTGTTCCTCGGAGACGCACCGCTCCGCGCGCTCTGGCTCGGCGGCGACTTCCTCACGTCCCTGGTGCTGACGGACGACGAGGGCGATCCCACGACGATCTGGGAGACCTCCCAGTACGGCGACGACTTCGATCGTCCCGACGCGAGCACCGCCGGATCCAACTGGACGATCACCGCAGGCGCGAACGGCTCCCTCGGCATCGTCTCGAAGATGGCGCGGCACACCATGCCGGACGGCCTGATCGGCAACTTCGTCGTCCAGACGGCGCGCGGCCGGTACATCGCCGACATGGCTGATCAGGACGACGTGGTGACGGAGTTCCGGATCGGCTCGCAGGGATCCGGCGACAACCTGCTCGGCGCGAAGCACCCGACCACGATCTTCCACCGCCACTCCAACTCCGACTTCTCGTCCGGTGTCGGCGTCCGGCTGGAGTCGTCCACGCTCAAGATCGTCCGCCGCGTCTCCAGCACGGAGACGGTGATGGTCACCGGTGACGGCTTCAAGGCCGGGGACATCTGCCGGTTCAAGTCGGCCGGGAACGTCCACACGCTCTATCGCAACGGACACCTCGCGGCGGACCCCTGGAACGACACAGGTGAAACGGCGGCGAAGGGGGCGTCCAACCGCCGGATCGGACTCGTCGTCACGGCCTCGAAAGACCTGCTCGGCCCTCGTCGCTTCTCCCCCGGCATCGACTACATCGTGTCCGGATAGCAGAACGCCGCCGGACGGATCCGACGGCGTTCTGTGTGATCAGCGCGAAGCCAGTCTACCTCTGGCCCCAATTCCCGCGACCGGGACGGCTGGCGTGCCATGCCTCGATCGTGGACTTCTTCCAGCCCTTGTGGTTGCCGACGATGATGTCCGGCTCGGGCATGTTCATCCCGCTCAGGCTGTGGATGGACTTGACCCCGATGAACTCGGCGACCTCGGACCGCGAGAGGTACACGTCAGCGTCCCCCGAGGTGTCCTCGGGGATCGCTGCGCTGGTGTCCCGTGCTGTCATCCTGCCTCCCTTGTCGGTGCCTTACCCGACAGTATAGGGGTTATGCTGCCGGATTCAAACGCTGCCCTCCCGAGCACCGCGCGTGTCCACTCGTTGCGCGGATCTCCGGAGACCTCGATCGTCACGGTCCCCGTGCTGTCGCCGAGCATCCCCTCCGCGACGGCGATCGTGTCGGCGACCTCGTTGTCGAACCTGTCCGCGATGGCCTGGGCGGTGTCGAGGAATCCCGGCGGCATCTCGTCGTCCCCGGCCTCGACCCTCTGGTAGGTCCGGACGGCGACCTTCATCTGCACCGCCATACCGACCTTCGACAGGCCCGTGTAGAGCCGGATGCTGCGGAGCACCTCTCCGAGACCGTCCGTGTAGACCGGCGGGTTCCTCGGCGGCTTCTGCTCCTCGCTGGCGGTCGATCCCGCCTCGGTGGTTGTCGTCATGTCACTCTCCTGTTCTGTGGGTTCCTTGGGTGGATAGGGGCCGTTCACGCCTTGCTCGCGCACACCGGTCCGAGGCCGCGCTCGATGCTCTCCTGCTTGGTCAACGGCGACGCGCACCGTCCGCAGCGTCCGTACACCTGGCCGAACTTCGCCGCCTGGTCCGGCGTCATCCGGACCAGCCGGGGATTGCGGGCGAGCGCCATGCCGCCGTACTCCCACTCGATCTCGGCCGGACGCATCTTGCCGGTCGGGCTGTCGGCGGCGTCGACCTTCTCGGTGATCACGCCGACGAACTTCGCTCCGACCTGCTTATTCGCGCCGTGAACGGTGTGGTAGAGCTTCACGATCGTGTCGCCGAGCATGTAGAACCCGTCCTCGCGCTCGGTGCTGACCGCCTGGTCGCGGTCGACCGTCTTCAACCGGCCGATCAGGTCGCTCGCCTCGCTGATCGCCAACGGTTCCTGATTGGCGGCGATCAGGATCGCGTTGATCATCTCGCCGTCGGTGCCCTTGCCCGCCAGGATCGCCTTCGCGGACTCGGGGATCTCGTCCAGGTCGCGGCTGTCGACCCACCGGAGGGCCACCGACACGATCGCCGTGCGAGCGACGAACTCGGCGTCATCGACGGACTTCCAATCGCGCTCGGTGAGCAGCGTCCGGATGAAGCTCAACTGCGGATCGCTCGCGGGCCGGACGTACTGCGCGGCGGCGACGCGGGACTTGGTGTCGAAGGGTGTTGCCATGGTGACCTCTCCGGCGGGTCCATCCCGCCTCCGTGGGATTAACAATACCATTGTTGTCGGTATTGTCAAACCCCGACCGCACCGACACCGGCTACAGTGACGACATGCCCGCAGTCCTCGGACAATTGACGCTCGATTCCAGTTACGACGACGTGGCGAACGCGATCGTGCAGGAGTCATTCCGGCGCGGGCACCAGCGCGTCGAGGCGGTGGCCGAACTCGCGACCGGGATCCAGGAGTCGTCACTGCGTCCGCGCGCCGTGTCGGCGAACGGGAAGTGGAAGGGCGTCTACCAGCAGGACACCAGCTATCCCGGCCGCGACAACGCGAACGAGCAGATCCGCGAGTTCATGAACCGGCTCGACGTGAAGCGCCGCTCGCCGAACCACGGCGACATCTGGGGAAACATCTTCTGGCTCCAGCAGCGACCGGGGGAGCCTTCGGCGGCTGCGGCGTACGCGAACGGCCGGAAGGCCTACATGACCGAGATCAAGTCGAGGACCGCCGAGGCGGAGCGACTGGTCGCGAAATACTGGCCCGCCGACAACCCTTCGACCCCGACACCAGGAGGCACAGCGCCCGTGGTCGCACGACCGGACTTCAACGAGATCAACGAGATCGACGGCACCCACGCGTCACCGCGCAGCCGTCCTCCGATCAACTTCTTCCTGCACACCCAGGAGGGGAACGGGAACGCTCAGACCCTCGCGGCGTACCTGCGGAGCACGTCCGGCGCTGGAGCGGTGAGCTACCACTACACGGTCCACGAAGACCCGAATGATCACGGCGTGACCGTGGTGGACGTGGTCGACACCGACTACTACTCCTGGTCCGTGCTGGACGCGAACGTCTTCTCGATCAACCTCTGCTTCGCCGGGTCGTACGCAGCATGGACGCGGGAGCAGTGGCTCTCGAAGGCCAGCCGCGCGATCGACGTGGCGGCGTACCTGGCCGTCGAGGACTGCAAAAAGTACCCGACGATCGCCGCTGACGTGATCCTCCCTCCGTACACGAACCGGCCGGGGATCTCCGACCACCGGTACGTGACGAAGTGCCTCGGGATCGGCAGCCACACGGACGTGGGCGGACCTATGCAGGCACCGTGGACTGGGTTCCCGTGGGACGTGTTCCAGGCGGCGGTGAACAAGTACGCGGGTGTCCCCGTCGGCGCACCGGAACCGGCACAGCCCACGTTCGAGCAGTGGCTCGCGAAGGCCTCCGAAGCCGACCTCCTGCGGTACGTCGCCGAGCAGCTCGGGCCGGGACATCCGGCGTGGGAGTCGAAGGGCATGACGCTCCGCGACAAACTCTGGAGTCTGGGGACGTAGATGCACCTCGCAGGACAGTACGTCGGCCTCGGTATCGGCGGGCCGGACGACCTCGGTCCGGACGTGTCCGACGAGATCGCCAACATCAAACGGTTCCTGCGCGCCAAGTTCACTCCGGCACGGAACACCCTGGACGAGGGGCCGGTGTTCACCCCGGCGCTCGTCGCCGAGGTCATCCGGATCCAGGGCGTCTACATCGACCAGGGCCGGTTGACGCCGGAGCAGGTGATCCCTGGAGTGGTCAACCTGGCGTTCAAGTACGCGGTGGGCTACCTCAGCCGCGAGATCATCCTGCCGCTGACGTTCTCGGTCGAGGGCCACATGTCCGATATGTGGATCGGTCCGGCGGCGTGGGTCGGCGAAGTCCTGCGCGCCGAGGGACGGGCGCTGCACTTCCCGACGGCGTACGACCGCTTCGCGCTGCCGTTCAAGAACGAGACGGGCGTCAGGGAGCTTGCACGACGAGTCGGGCAGACGGTGCAGGACAACGGCGTGAAGTTCCCGGCCGGGACGCCGTGGGTAGGCACCGCGTTCTCGCAGGGGTCGATGATCTGGTGCGACTTCTACCGGCAGTACCTCATGCCGGGGAAGCCGCTCCATTGGCGGCTGAAAGACCTGGTGGCGGCGGTCGTGTGCGGAAACCCCGACCGCGAGAAGGGTGTCGTCGCGCCCTGGATCCCCGACCCTCCGGCACCGGACCGGCAGGGGATCATGGACGACGCCGATCGCATGGTGAACACTCCGCCGGGATGGGTCGAGATCGCGCGACGCGGAGACTTGTACACGGACAACGAGTCCACGGGCGAACGAGGCCTGAACAAGACCGCGATCGCCAAGATCATCACGCAGAACAAATGGTGGGGCGGACCGGCCGGACTGGTCGCGCGGGTGACGGATCTGGTCTCCGGACCGGCCGACGACCTGGTCCCTATCGCCCTGGCGCTCTACGACGCGATCAGGTTTGTCGGCACCGGCCTCCAGGCGCACGGAGGCTACGACATGGAACCGGCGGCGCAGTTCGTGCGGGAACGTCTCGCGACCAGGAAGAACATCTTGGTAGCCTGACCTCATCGGTTGGGAGGCCGTAGACGAAGGCCCCGGTGCCATGACACCGGGGCCTTCGCTATCCGAGCGTCAGCGACGCGGGTTGGCCGCAACCCACTGACGTGCGAGGGCGGCACCCTCGTCGTCCGCCTTCTGGAAGATGTACGGCGCGTTCTTGCCCTTCTTCGCCGAACCGAGCGCCAGCGTGCCGAGCAGGTACGGGTTCGGACCGTCCAGCACGCGGAGCAGCGAGCGCTTGAGCGCCATCTGGAACACCAGCACGTCCTCGGCGACGAGGCCCTGGTTCTCGCCGGTCAGCACGACGACGTTCGCGCGGACCACGTCCTTGGCGGTGCCGATCTCGGTGTCCATCTCCTCGATCACCTCGGTCGGCTCCACCAGCAGGGTCTCACCGAGGAAGTCGGTGATCTTGTACTCGGAGATTCCCGGCGGTGCCGAGAACGGGTCAGCGGCCTTACCGGGCACGTGGCTGCCCGACTCGTCCACCCCGTCGAAGCCGTCGCCAGCCTGGGGCTTGGCGGCGGCGGTCGTGCGGGGAGCCGCCTTCTTGGCGGGAGCGGCTGCCTTGGCCGGTGCGGCGGTGGCGGTTGCTCCCTGATCGAACGGATTCGCCATAGCGGTTGGTGCCTTTCGCGTGATGCGGTTACGTGACGCGGGATTGCGTTACGCGGGGTTGAGCAGCCCGGCGACGACGCCGCCGAGCCTGGTGAGGTCGTCGTCCCAGACGTCCTCGTACTGCTCGCGGATCGCTCCGGCTTCGGAGAGGTCCGCGATGTCTTCGATCGCCTGCCGTGCCTCGACGTACCGGAGAGCCTCTTTGCTCGGCGTCGGGATGGCGTGGCGGTAGGGGATGGTCTTCTTGGCGTCCTTGCGGATCCGGCGGGCGGCGAGAGCGGCGATCATGGCCTCCCCACCGGCCCACAGGTCGAACGTCACGATCTCGGCGTTCTCGGGCACGTCCGACGGGATCAACACGCAGAAGCACTGCGTCTGGTCGATCTCCGGCATGGGTTCCCAACCGGACGCGTCGACCGCGAGGATCTTGGTCGCGTACCCGTAGACGGCGAACTGCGTGCCGTAGGTGAGGTAGCCGAACTCCAGCGTCTTGCTGGTCTTCACGTCGCCGAGGTACAGCTTGCCGTCGGTGACGCAGTAGTAAATCCGGTCGAGGGTTCCGGCGACGGTCTCCTCCCCGCGATCGTTGAGCACGATCCGCTCGACGTACTCGGGCACGGCGATCAGGCCGTACCGGCGGAGCAGCGACCGATACGCGGTGACGTACGGCTGGAACATGTCCGGCACGTCACGCGGCAGCACGCTCCCGATGTCGATCGCCTCCAGCCACGCGTGGACGGCCTCGCCCAACTCGGCGGCGTCGCGGCCTCCGCAGAGGTTGTCGATCTGGTCGATGACGTTGTTCGTTTTGTTGTCGTTGCCGTCGCGGATCTTCTGCCGCAACTCGGCCATGAGGGACGCGAGCGTCTCGGTCCGCTCGTCCAACGGCTCGTCGAAACCGGACTGGTACCGCTCGGCCGCCGCCTGCTCCGCTTCGAGGGCCTGGAGGACGGCGGCGACCTGGGTGCGGATCTTCCACCGATTGAGGTTGTACGTGTCGTCCAGCGTGCTCGCCACGGTGGTGCTGCGGCTGTACGCGGTCGGCCGACCGGTCGACGGAGACGGCAGCTTGTACCGGCCCCATCCGTCGTACACGATCTTCGCGCGCGGGTTCTCCGGCGGGAGCGGGTAGCCCATCGTCTTCGTGAACCGAGGCTCTGCGGCCACGGTCCCGTCCAATGCCAGTTCGGTCACTGCGGTCTCGTTCCTCTCGTCTGGTGTCGTCGTACCGGGGGAGGCCGGTTCGGGCGTCTGTGGGGCGGCAGGGCCGCAGTTTGAGCGGTTCCTGTCGGCGCGGGCCTTCGCGCGGCAGATGCCGCACTCGTCCGCCGTCGGGTAGCCGTGCGGGCACACCTCAAGCGCCCTCTGGACGTGTCCGCACTCCGTCGTGCGCGGATTGCACGCCTTGTCGTCCTCGAACGGGCACTCGTCGCAATGGTCGAACCTGTCGGCGGCGACCCCGAGGTCTCCGGCGGCGTGCGCGTTCATGTCCGGCTGGTCCGGCCGCGCCGGGTCGTTCTCGATGACCGGCGGCGCGTCCGGCGCGAAGTACGACGGATGCGCCATCTCGGGGTTGTCGGTCCAGCCGAACGGCTCACTGCGGTACCAGATCCGGCCGTCGGGCTGACGGCGGGCCGGGAACTGCTGCGCGATCGTGCCCATCAGGCCCACGCCTCGACGTATGCCAGCTCGGCGGCGACCTGGCGGCGGACTTCGCGGCGCTCGATGCGGCGGGCCTCGCGCCGGGTGCGGCGGCGGTCTGCGGAGCACTGGCGGCGTCCGCAATGGCACGCGGCCTTGGTCACGTGCGCGTCGTGATGGGTCTTGATCAGCATCGCTGCCATGTCGGTCCCTTCCGGCGGGTCCGTCCCGCCTTCGATGACCACAATACCACGGTGCTCGGGATTGTCAACGTCACGCCTCCGCTGAAGGTCATTGATCCAGCTCCTCAGTGGTGTAGATGAGCTTGGCGGTGTCGCATGGCCAATCGACCTCGCAGTGTTCGCATACGCGGTCTCTGAGTCGGCAGTCCTCTCCGCTGCAGCAGGCGTTGATGCAGTTGCTCCACCGAGGGCGGTGCAGTTCGCGGATCGGCTCCAACGCCTCACGGGCAGCGACAATTGCTGTAGGCCACGGTGGGGTGTCCAAGTCGTACTGGGCCTTCCATGCCCGTTGTGCGGCTTCTACTGCTGGATCACTCATCGTCAGCCTCCAGCCGATCCGCAGCCAATCGCACCAGGTCCGCGCTCATCCCTCGATACCGCCGTCCAGAACGCGGGCGGCGAACGCCACGCTGATCTCGTCCGACAACCGGGCCTTGGTCATGTCGGCGTAGCCGGGGATCCCGAGCGTCCTGGCGAGATTCAACTGCTTGTCCGACGGGGCCTGGTACTTCCGCCACGACGCGTTTTTGTTGCCCGAGAAGCTGAACTCCTCGGGGTGCTCGTTGATCCACGCCTCGGCGGCGTCCATGGCCTCGCCGATCTCGACGTACTGCGGATCCCCTCCTCCCATGAAACCGCCCTTGCGCGTCTGCTGGTGGATGATGCCGACCGCCCAGCGATCGGCGTTCCTGCGGCCGTCCTCGGGCCACAGGAACACGATCCGCTTCGCGTTGCCGGACACGAACGGCACACCCTTCGGGGTCTCCAGCCAGATCGTCTCGGATCCGCGCAACAGGTCGATGCTGACCAGTTCGACCACACCCTGCCGGGTGACCTTGATCGGCTTCTCGTCCTCGTTGACGTAGTCGTCAACGGGGCTGTCGTCCAGGATCTCCATGCCGTCTACGTCGACCGCCTTGGTCTCCGCACCGGGATCCAACTGCGAGAGGTTGACGAGCTTCATCTGGCGCGCGGACCCCGAGAGGTCTATCACCAGGGCGTCGTCCTTGCCGGGGTAGAGCCGGAGCGCACGGCCGACCATCTGGGAGTAGAGGTTTTTGGACCGCGTCGGCCGCGCCATGACAACCGTGTCGCACATAGGGAAGTCAGCGCCCTCGGTCAACACCATGACCGTAACGAGCACCTGGGTCTCACCGGACCGGAACCGGTCGAAGGTCGCGTCACGCTTCGCGGCGTTGTCCGCGCCGACGACGAACTCCGCCGTCATGTTCCCGCGAGCGTTGATCGCGTCGGTGATCGCGTACGCGCCCTCGACGCTGGCGGCGAACACGATCGGGCGGCGTCCGATGCAGTGCAGGTCGATCGCGTCGACCACGTACTCGACCGCCGCTTCCATGACCTCGGCCAACTCGGACTGCTTGAAGTCCCCGGCGACGTTGCGGATGTCATTCAGCTTGTCGAGGTTCTCGATCTTGACGGTCAAGCCCCGAGGCGGCACCAGGAACCCGTTGTCGATCGCCCACCGGAGATCCTTCTCGTAGCTGATCTTCTGAATGATGTCGCCGAGGCCGTACCCGACCTTGGCGTTTCCCTGCCGGAACATGGTGGCCGTGAGGCCCATGACCTTGGATCCGTCGAAGCCGCCCATGGCGCGGAAAGCGTCCGTCCAGGTGGGCGCTCCGGCGTGGTGGACCTCGTCCCAGACGATCACGTCGCGGAATCCGAGGCTGCGGACGCGGCGGTCGCTCTGCAACGTCTGGAGCGTGGCGGCGACGATCGGGGCGTGGTGATCGTCCTTCTCGCCCTGCACGATCCCGAACGCGGAGTCGGGGATGGTCGGGTCGACGGCCCTGGTGTCACGGATCAACTGCGAGATGAGCAGGTCGCGGTGCGCGATGAACACACAGCGCTCTCCCCGGCGGTAGGCACGGGCGACGATCTCGCCGCCGACGGTCGACTTGCCCGCGCCGGTCGGCAGGACGACTCCGGCGCGGAGGTGTCCCGCTGCCCAATCGGCTTCGACACAATCGGCAGCTTCACGCTGGTACGGGCGGAGTTCACGCGGCTCGCCGGGTGCGTTCCCGACTTCGGTGCTGGTCACGGGTGGCTCGTTTCGTTTGGCGGGTGGCGGGTTGCGGGGTGTCCGGCGGGATCGCCGCCGGACAACACCGACAATACCGAATGATGATGAATTGTCAATTGCGCGGCTTGAGCGCGGCGTTCGCGGCCTGTACCGCGTCGATCAGGGTCCGGCCGTATCCGGCGGTGATGACCAGGCCGGGGTAGCACTTCGGGGACGGATCCGCGTCGGAGCCGTAGAGATCGGGGTCGACCGGGAACGGCTCGGTGTCGCGGATGATGCACGACCAGCCGTACTCGCTGCACTGGAGGTCGGCGTGGACGTACTTCGTACGGGAGAGGCGACGGGCCTCGTCCATCAGGCCGTCGAGAACTTTGCTGCTGGGGGACACGGAGAACCTTTCGATGATGATGGTCGCGATGACGGCGGCGGTGGGGCTGAGCACGGAAACCGTGCCCAGCACCCACGCGGGAACCATTAACCCCGGCCGCAGCCTGTCGGAGGAGCGAGCGGCGGCGGTGCCGGAGCGGGATGGACGACGCACACGATCGGGTTCCAGACCCGGCCGACGAACGGCGCGACGAACGAGTCCATGTGCCACTTCGTGCCGTCAGGGTACGGCGTGCCGTCGCAATAGCCGCCCCATGAGGTCATGGTCCCGCCACCGGGGCACCAGACCGGCGGGATCGGCCAGTACGGGTCCGGCGTGGCGTTCGCACGACCGGACCACCCGACCGCGCACGCGATCAGGACGGCTGCGCTGGCGGCGACCAGGAGCAGGCGTCCGGCCATCTTCCAGCGGCGGACGTTGAATGTCTCAGCCATGATTGGGTGTTTCCTTTCGGTTGGGAGTCCCGCGACGATCAGTTGTCGTCGTCGGTGATGGTCTCGGCTGCCGCACGGAGGCGGGCATCCTCGACCGTTCCGGTGGGGTCCGGAATGTACCGGGCACCGGAGTCCGTGCCGGTGAGCGTCTGGATCAACTGGTACCGCAGGGCGCGGTCCACACCGAGGTTGACCTTGTGCTTCCAGCGCTTCGCCGCGTCCGGCCGCTGAGCGGTGTACGGATCCGGACGAAGGTTCGCGACGATCTCGCCCCGCGTAGCGCCCTGCTGCGGGAAGTCGTCAATGTACCGGCGGATCCGGATCGCCGTCTCCACGATCGGCTCCGGAACAGGCGGTGCGTACACGATGTCTCCGTTCATGGGGTCGACCTCTCCGCCGGGTCCGGTGATGATCACGGAGTTGTTCTGCTCCCACGGGACCATCAGGAGCGGCAGCGGCCGGTCCAACTGCTCGGTGTTCTTCTGCTTGGTGGTGGCGAGTTCGATCATCTTGCCGCGCGGAGCATTGGCCGGGTCGATGCCCATCTGGTCCCACGTCCAACTGTGGTCGCGGATCAGGATCTCGCTGTCGAGAGCGCCGTTGAGGGCCGAGGAACCGCGTCCCGACTCCGACCCCTTGGCGGTGTGGTGGACGATCAGGATCCCGGCACCGACCATGGCCTTCAACTGGTCGAACCGCTTCACGGCCTTCCCGACCTCGGTGGCTGAGTTCTCCTCCAGGTTCGTCGCCATGCGGGCGAACGTGTCGAAGATGATCATGCCGACCCCGAGGCGGGTCAGGTGGGCTGCGAGAGCCTGCCACGCTTCCTTGGACGCGCCGAGCATGATGATCGAATCGCCGAGCAGGAGGTCTTCGCCGACCTCCATGCCGTACGCGTCCTCCCACGCGACGACGCGCTGCACCGCGCCGGACAGGCCCTCACCGGGGAGGTAGAGCACCTTCTGCTTCAGCGTCCGGCGACCCTGCCAGCGACGGCCGGTCGCGATGTGGCAGGCCATGTCCAGGGCCACCGACGACTTCCCGACGCCGGGAGGGCCGATGATGCACGACAGGCCGCGATGCTCGATCAGGCCCTCGATCACGTACTCCGGCGGAGGGATGTCCTTCCAATGGCTGAACGGCGCGATACGGGGGACGTTGGCGATACCTGAGTCCCAGAGGTCCGGCTCGTTGTCGCCGATGTCGTCGGGGAACGTCTCCGCCGACTCCGCGTCCCGCTCCGGAGTGGCGGCAGGTTCCGGCGCTGCGCCACCAGGGGCGTCCCACGGGTCCGACGGTGACGCGGGGGCCGGAGCGGCGTCCCACGGGGAGTCCTGGACGGCAGGCGGGCACGGGTTCTCGTCGGCCTCGTGCTCGGTGTTGCACCAGGGGTCGTGCGCCCAGTGGACCGGCTCCGGTTCGAGGTCGTCGTCCAGGTTCGATGTCGGTGCGTCCTCGTCCTCGACGTTGCGGGGATCCAGCCCGAGTTCGCCGCCGATACCGAGGTCCGTCGACAACCCGAGGTCATCGACCGCCTTGCCGACGTTGTCGCCGTAGCTGATCAACGCGACGGCCTGCAACTTCGAGATCGTTTTGACGCCGTGCTTCTCGCACCACTTATCGAACGGAGGATCGGGGTTGTCGGTCCAGAAGTGAAGGGGCGCATTGGTTTCCGTGTACCGGCCCAGCGCACACCCGCTATCGTGCGCGGTGGCCGACTTCGGCGACGCATGGTCACCGGGTCCGGTCCACACCGGGCACCCGCAGGAATCCGCGCGCGGGTGCGGCGTCCACCCGAGGGGTTCGAGGATCGCTGACCACGGCACCGTCTCGGCCCACTCGTCAATCGCCGACGCGAGATCGTCCTCGTCGTCGCCGGACCGGGTGCGCTGCTCCGCCATCCGCTCGGCGCGACGGTTCCCGGCGTCCACGATCTTATCCAGCAACCAACCGGGGATCTCGTAGTCGCGGCCGGTCAGTTCGTACGCGCCCTCCGGCCGGGTCGACGGCGGGATCAGGACGTAGCGGCGGTTCCACAGCACGGCGAAGCCATCCTCGCCTCCCCACGTCAGCGCGCCGATCGAGTCGGGCAACTCGACGCCCTCCGGCAGCGTGAAGTAGAAATGTCCGCCGTCGCGGTGGGTCCAGGTGTCGGGATCGTCCGAGTCGCCCTTGCCGACCTGACCCGGCGTCATGACCGTGGCCGGAGTACCGGCCGGGGCCTTCGACACCTCCAGGAACTTCGCGTACTGCTCCGGCGTATCGCAGTCGACCACGACGAGCCGGGACGCGCCGACCTCGATCGCGAGGTTGACGGGCACGTCCGGACCGTGGACCTCGATGTACCGGTCGAGGTACTTCAGCACGACCTTGGCGTCCGACGACGCGAGGGCCAACCCCGACGGCGACTTGACCTTGTCCCAGTTCCGGCGACCGGCTTCGCGTGCCGCCTGCTGCGCGGCCTTGTCGGCGGCGTTCTTCTGGCGGACGGTACGCATGTCGGCGGGCTGCTTCGACTGCGGATGGATCAACAGGAGCGCGAGGCCCTGCTTGCACGCCTCGCGGACGAAGGCCCGCACGGCGTCGTGATCGGTGTTGCTGATGCCGGATCCGAGAACGGCGGCGATCGGGGTGCTACCCAGCATTGGGCGTGACCTTTCGGTGGGAGGGGTGGGGGATCAGGGACGGTGCCGGTCGGCGGGACACTCCGGCTTGATCATCGGCGAACCGTGGTCACATATGCAGACAATACCGACCCGGTCGGGATTGTCAAGCAACGTGCTCGGGTCCGACGGATCGCCTGCGGAGACGAGGTAGTGGTACGACGCGCCGGGGTTCTCCGCCATCCCCTTCGCCGCCTCCGGCGTGAGCAACCCGACCTCGACGGCCGACTGCGGCTCCGCGTTGTGCATCGGGAAGATACCGACGGCGCGGCGGACCGACTCCAGCGGCGGCGGGTCGATCGGGTTGTCAAGCCAGTCCTGGCAGTACCACCGGGCCTTGTCCACGTCCTCCCGGTCGTCGGCCTTCCCGCCGAACCCGACGCGCCAGAGGTACTTGACCGCCGTCGCGAGCCGCATGTCGCGGATGTGCCGGATGACCTGGATGCACTGGACCGTGAACCGGTGCTCGCACTCCGGACACTGCACCTCCGGCCCGCGACGGTAGTGGGGCGGGTGATTGACCATGTCGACCTCGTACCAGCGGTGGATCGGGCACGTCTCGTCGTACGGAGCGTTCAGGGACGGCGAGCACGTGCATTCCTTGGGGGTGCCGGGCGGCAGGACGGGCATGGATACCTCTCTCGGGTTGAACTTCATCGGGTTGTCGCAGGACGGCAGGTGGACCCTGCGCCCCTCGGAGTCGGCGGCGTTGAGTTCGTCGTCGGCGAACTCGCGTCCGCAGTCGTGGCAGGTCATACCTTGGCCCAGGCCCTCCCCATGTCGGCGGCGTCGGTGCGGAGGACCGGCACCCGTCCGGCCCAGCGGATCAGGAAGTCCGGCGGCGTGAGCATGATCTGCTGCACCTCGTCGGACACTTCGGTGTCCACGATCAGTTCGTCGTGCATAGCCAGCTGGAGGTGGTCACCGAGGCCCGCGCGCTCCATGCGGACGATCGTGCTCGCCAGCACGTCGTACGCGCTTCCCTGCACCGTGTAGTTGACCGCGCGGAACACTCCGCCGTCGTCCACCGGGAGGATCCGTCCGGCGGCGGTGATGATCCTGCCGTACTGGTCCGCGATCCCCTGGACACGCGCCATCCACTTCGCCGACTCGGGCATGGCGGCGAGCATCTGGCGGCGGATCTGCTGCGCCGACTCGACCGTGTGCTTGATCTTGAGAGCCAGGCCGTTGACTCCCATGCCGTACATGGTCGCGAGCAGGACCACCTTCGCGATGTCGCGGCCCTCTTTGGTCATCGGCAGGCCGCAGGACCGCTGGATCGGCTCGTAGAGATCCTCCCCCGCCTCGAACGGGATCAGGAATCCCACGTCCCCGGCCATGTTCGCCATGGTCACCGGCTCGATCTGGGACCAGTCGATCGACGTGAGGCCCTGGCCGTCGTCGGTGATGATCGGCCGCGCATCCTTGGGGAACTGCTGGAGTTCGGGCATGGAGTACGCCATCCGTCCGGTCGCCGACGCGCCGAGCACACCGACCTGCGGATGGCACCGGCCGGTCACCGCTGCCTGACGTTCGACCTTGGTCAGGTACCCGAGCACCTTGTCGACCTCGGCGAGCTTCCGCTGCGCGATCGTCAGCGGGTGGTCGAAGCCGTCCAGCAGATCCTTGGTCGCCTTCAGTCCGCCGGTCGGCGTGCGCGGCCAGTCCGCAGGAAGCTGCCCGATCTCCGCCAGGTACTCCACGATCTTCTTGCCCTTCCCGGCACCGCCTTCGAGGCCGTGCGCGGCGAGCAACGCTTCGTGCTGGATCCGTTCGGCGTCCTTCTCCTCCTGGTACCGGGTGAGGTATTCGTGGTCGACCGCGAGGCCCTTCCCGGTCCGGCGGAGCATGACGCGGTGGACGGTCTCCTGGTCCCCGAGGATCTTCTCCGCCTCGGCGTCCGTGGTCGCGCCGTGGTCGGCGAACGGGTGGTCGAGGGTCCAGTTGATCGCCATGGCACGCAGGAGCGGTTCGAGCTTCAGCGTCGCGATCGTGTCCGCCATGGCCCCCACGCGGTAGATCGGGGACTCGATGCTCATGCCCTCGTAGCCCGCCTGGATCGTTTTGTACCCGGCGGCGGCGAACGCCACCTTCATGCCGTCCTTGAAGTCCGAGAGGCCCAGGTAGCGGATCGAGAGCGCGGTCAGGCTCTTCGACACGGTCACGTCCGGCAGGGAGAACCGCGCCAGCAGCAACGTGTCGACCACCTTGTTGATCGCGATGTTCGGCGACGTGCCAAACAGGCCCGCGTGCCTGAGCGCCGGGATGTCGAACGGTGCGTTGTGCAGGATGATCGTCTCGGCCCGCTCGTAGAGGTCGATGCACGCCTGACGGTGCAGGGTGTTGCCGACGGGATCCAACAGGACGCTGTGGATCGAGCCGTCATCCCAGCGCCACGCGAACGTGACGCAGTTGATCTCGAAGGCCCGGTCGAGGCCGGGGGTCTCGATGTCCGTCGCGATAGTGAAACCCGCAGTGCGGGCGAGACGTTCGGCGGCGTCGAGGGCGTGGCTGCCGGTGCTGAGCGTGGCACCGAGCACCGGGTCGTACCAGGTGCGGTTGGGGACCATTAATTTTCCTCCACTGTCGGGGTTGTCACACTCAACGCTTTCAGACGGATTTGCTCTGTCAAGTACGTGATCGACGGCGCGATCACTTCGTGCAGCGCGGGGTTGTGGACGGCGATGTCGGTGAGCATCGACTCGGCGAGCGCGGCACCGCCCTCCAGCCCCTCGCGAGCACCCTCGGCCCACGACTCCGCCACGATCGCGGTCACCGTCTCGGACACGCGGGCACCGAGGGCGTTGAGCTTCGCGTACCGGTCGAACGGGTCGGGGCGTGTCATTTCCGGCCTCCGAGGATCAGCTCGGCGACCGCGAGGCCGACACCGACGGCGGCGAAGATGATCAGGCCGATGACCAGCACCAACGGGATCAGCGCCTCCCACAGCGGCATACCGGAGTTGTTGACGAACGTCACCCGGTCACCGCCTCGTACAGCTCGCGGAGCACCTCGCGCACGTCATCGGGGAGACCGGCCGCTCCGGCGGCGCGGTGGACGCCGTTGAGGTAATCGACCACGAGCCGCTTGATCTCGGCCTCGCCCTCGGCGTACCCCTCGTCGTGACCGGTCTGCTTGGCGTCCCGCTCGATGTCGTCGTGCGTGACTTCCTCGCACTCGGTCTGGCCCGCCTTCCAGCCCTCGTCGTACTGGGCCTCCAGCTCGGCCTCGCGGGCTGCCGGATCGTACGGGGCGGCGAACCCGTCACCGCCGACGAGACGGTCAGCGCCGGGTGTGCAGCGGTAGAGGCCGGTGAGCGTGTGGACCCACGCGCCGGTCATCTGATCGTTGACCGCCTCGTCGCAGTTCTGGCACGCGCTATGGGAGGTCAGGTACGCCTCGGCGACGGCGGAGAGGGTCACGGCTTCGCCTCCTCGTCGTCGTCGCGCAGCCACGCGAGGAACCGCTCGGCGGTGTCGATGACGTTCTCCGCTCCGTCCGGACCGCCCTTGCCCTCCCAGACGCGCGCCGCGCACTCCAGCGCCACACGGCGGTCCTCCGGACCGAGGCGGCTGATCTCCGGCGACGACGGGATCGGGAGCACCCCGCCATCGTGCATGTCCGGCACCATGTGGTCGGCGCGGAACGGACCCAGCTGAACGACCTTGACCGGGTAGTTGATCCCGGCGAGATCGACCGTCATCGGTGCCCAGCCGCCGGGGGAGATCCACACGACGCGCGTCGGCCCGCCGTGCGGTGTCGGCGTCTCGTAGTCGATCTCGACGTTGACGAAGGCCACGGCGCGACTGGTGCGGTCGTCCTCGACCCTGAGCCACTCGATGATCGTGCCGTCGGGCAGATTCTCCAGGGACGCGCGGTCGTAGATCTCCAGCATCACCGACCGCCCTCGGTGGTGGTGACGGTGGACCGGCCGACGCGGATAGCGCCGCCGTCCAGGTCGATGGGAGGCATATCGGATACTCCAGACGGGGACCGGGGGATCGACCACGGCACCCTGCGCGATCCCCATCCGCAGGGTGCCGTGGGGTCTCAGGGGTTGGCGGGGCTGTGGTCGCCGGGGACCGGCGTCTCGCCCGCCGGGAGGCTACCGAGGCCGTTGCCCATGGTGGCCGGATCCCAGCACCGCTCGTCCTCGTAGCACGGCTGCTCGATCGTGACGCCGGGTGCGGCCTCGACGCGGGCCAGGTAGATCCCGCCGAGCATGGTCGTGATCCCGGCCGCGACGGCAGCCGCAGCGACCACCTCGGTCAGCGCCTTCACCGGACACCGCCGGACATGCTCGCGGCGACGATGGACAAGGCGCGGTCCTCGGGGATCCCGGCCCGCTCGTTCACGGCGGCGACGTACGCGCGCTGCCACTCGGCGTCGCCGTACGGGGCGGGCCACAGTTCGAGGTACCCGCCGACACGGCACGCGGCGACGATCCCGATCAGGTCGTCGCGGTAGAGGGCGACACCGCGCTCCGCCGACACGACGTGCAGGCCGAGGGCTTCCTTCTGGCCGCAGGGGGAGCAGATGTACTCGGGGACGTACCGGCTCAGCGCGTTACGCGCCTCGACCGGATTCATGTCGTTCCCGCAGAGCGGGCACCGCTTCGACTGGGACATTTCGATCTCCGTTCCGCCGGGTCGATCCCGGCTTCGTGGACAACACTGGCACGGCTGGTGGACCAGTGTCAACACCTCACCTGTCGGTGATTTCGGGAACCGGGGCAGGACGCCGCCCGGTCTGCGCGTACACGGCACCGCGATCCATCTCTTCGAGGGTGCGCAGCCGTGCCGCGAGGTCGGGGTCGATCGCCGCCAGCGCGGTCTCCCACAGCCCCCGGCGACGCATCTCGGCGCACAGGGTGGACACCTGGCCGACGTTCGCGAGGGACTGGGGACGACCGGCGCAGAACCCGAGGATGAGGGACAGGGCGGCGTCAGGGACATTGGCGAGAGGGGAGGACATATCGGGGAGGGTACACCCGGCCGGACGACCCGGCCCCTCACGCGCGCGCGCGATTATACGCCGGTGCGCAATACCTTGTCAAGGGGCGTCCACATTGTGAGACGACGTCTTGACACGTCGGATAGGATCGTGAACGGCAGAGGATCGGGGCGTCGCGATCCGCCATTCAACGAATGACATTGGAACCCTCGTCATCCTTGTCCTCGTAGGGGACTTGACAGATCGGTGGTCGATCGTGTATACGCGCGAGGGATCACGGGGGACTCACGTCATCCGTCGACCGCAGTGCGGTACCGCCGGAACCGCTATGTCGCGGTTCTCCGGCCCGCATGGCGAAGGACCATCGACACGTGTCGTTGACACGTTAACGACACGTGTGCCAGGGTAGAGAGCATGGCACCACGACGACCGAAAAACGCACCCCGTCCGATGGACAAGACCCTGGACGAGTTCGGCGAGATGCTCGACCGCAGAGCCGGTGAATCGCTCGGATTCGCGGACCTCGTCCGTCGGTACCGCAGGGCAGCCGACGCGCGGAACGCATTGAAGAAGTCGGAGGCACGCGAGTCGGCCCTCATGATCGCTGACCGTCTGTACGCAGCGGGAACGGTGATCAGCGAGCAGCGCGGGGAGCGCCTGATCAAGGTGACCGTGAAACCTCATTTCGCAGTGACGGTGCGGGCACCACGGATCCGCGAGACGCTCGGCGAGGCGGTCTACGAGGCGTCGCGAGTCGAGCAGCGGAGGCTCGCCATGAAGGGTCCGGATCAGGAGTTCACGCTTCCTCGTTTGCGCGGTGGGTCGCTGGACGATGTCATGGCCGCGCTGCACGACATGCGGAGCTTCAACGGCAGCCTCGGGCGGCAGGAGTCGGAGGCGCGCGAAGCGCTGAACCGGATCATCGACCTGCACGCCGGACCGTGGCGCGGTGAGCCGTGGCTCACGGCCGACGGATGGCAGGTCGGGTGGTCGACGCAGCGGATATTCCAGGCGTCCCGGTTCAAGGCGCTGTGCGAGGAGTACGGGAAGACGTACGACGACTACACGGAGGCTGTGGAGAGGGCAGGGTCGTCGTATTTCAAGGTCGTTCCGCTCAAACCGTCGGACTACCTGGGAGAGGGTGCGGTGGACCTGTCGGACGAGGCGTGGCAGGCGGTGTGAGGCACAATTCCTCGGTGGGCGGTGTTGTGGTTAACATGTATCGCATGGCACCGAAAACACCCCCTGCCCGCTCGCGACGAGGTCCGGCGGACGCGAATTACCTGACCATCGGCGTCAGGACGACGGATCCCGCACTCAAGACGCGCTTCCGTGTCGCGTGCGCGGAGGATGGTCTGAGCGGTGCGGAGATGCTCGCGACGCTGCTCGACCTGCGGGATGATCGCAACCGGCGGCGGCGTGCCGCCATGGCTCACCCGCTGGACACACGGAGGAACGCAGGATGATCGACATCGACGCAGCACGGGCATCCCTTCCGCCCCTGGTGGCCGCAGGACCGCAGAACGACGCGCGCCGTGCCGTGCATACGCCGCACGTCGAGATGCCCGAGATCGTCCGTGAGGCGCTCGCGTCCGGCAAGCAGTGGCACCTGTTGACGCCGGAGCAGCAGGAGGCGGGCCTGGCGTGGATGCGGAACCAACGCGGCGCGAACTTCTGGAAGGCCCAGGCGTGAGTCTGCGGTGGCGCGACCGTCTCGGGTTCTGGCTGGAGCGGTGGATCTTCCCCGACTGGATCTTCGGCCGGATCCTCTACCGGTACGACGGCGAGACGCCGCGCGGTGACGGTCTGTACGTCAACCGGGTCAACGGACACCTTGTGGTGGTCGACCGGTGACGGCGTTGGCGGTGTCCGACTTCGGCGACGACGAGGACCGGTTGTGGGAGCGCCGGTTCAAGATCATGTCGCTCTACAACGGCGGGCTGACGTACCGGCAGATCGCCCAGCAGTACGACATCTCGACAACGCAGGCCCGCAAGGACCACCGGCTCGCAATGCAGGCGATCGTCGGGGAGTCGGTGGACGACATGCTGGCCCGCCAGCGGTCGATTCTGCACGACGTGGTGAAGCGCAACTACGCCGGACTGTTGCGCGGCGACAAGGATTCCACCGGGCACGTGCTCAAGGCGCTCGACCAGGAGGCGAAGCTCTTCGGGCTGAACGCTCCGGCGCGCGTGTCCGTCGGCATCTCCGACACGGAGTTCGCCGAGAAGTTGGCCGACCTGCTCGACGCCGTCGAGGAGGATGATCTGAAGGAGCTGCGACGTGCCCGACCTGCCACCCGAGACATCATCGACGCCGAGGTCGATCCGTGGGACGATCCCGTCCTCGAAGACGGCGAAGCTCCCGTCGATCGCGGAACTGATGGCGAGGGCGGTGGACTTCGTGATGATGGGCAGCCGTCCCGTCCGCCGGGATGGAGCAATCTCTGACGCGGTGCATCGCTGCGACCTGGTGGAGCAGCACAGCCTCCTGGTCGAGTTGCCGCCGTGGGCGTGGCACGACCGGGATCTGATCCGCCAGATCGGCGAGGGGGCGCGTGACGAGGCGTACGCGTGGGCGGAGTCGCACGGCCTCGATGTCGAGGTCAACCTGGTGGAGCGCCGGACGTTCGATCCGGTCGAGGAGCATCACGTGGGTGCCGAGTGGACGGTCGTCGTCGGCCGGGGGACCATCTCGGAGGACCAGCGTGTCCCCGGCGTGCTGGACGAGTGGGTCTGGTCGTCCCGCTTCCGGCACTGGCTGGCGAAGTTCACGGCGGTCGGCGTGACGCAGAGGTCGGCGCTGCACGTCGCGAACGTGGCCGGATCCCTCTACGTCGTGCCGGATCCCGAGGACTGACCAGTGGGCAAGGCACGCTCGGTCACGCGGACGAAGTTCCCCGGCGGCACGAAGCCCCGCAGGGACGACGACACGGTGGCGGCTCAGCGCCGTGCTCGGCGGTGCGAGAAGAACTGGCGCGTCAAGACGACCGACGAGGGCGTGCTCGCCCTCGAACCGGGCCGGGACTTCGAGCAGGTCTTCGAGGGCGGGGCGGATCCGTTCTGGTCGGCCGTCGAGTACGCCGCCGCACGGCTGCGCGGCGACGTGCCCGACGACTAGACGTGCGCGGTTTTACGCGAAGTGGGCGTCGAACGCGGCGAAAAGGTCATCGACGGTCTCGATGCCGTCGGCGGCGAGGTCGGCGGCGATCTCGGCGCGGGCGATACGGGCTGCGACGCGGGCGGTGCGGATGACGAACTCGTTCATGGTGTTCCTTTCCCGGCGGGTCCATCCCGCCTGCACACCAAGAACAATACCACAATGGTCGGGGTTGTCAAGTCATCCGCCGGAGGTAATCTGCGCGGAATGATCATCTGGTGCCCGACCTGCGCGCGGACCGTCTGCCACCCCACCCTGACCGAACTTCGGTGTCCCGAGTGCGGTACGCGTGACGGCGTGACCAAGCACGGGTAGGGTGCGACCTATGCCCGTAGACGCCGCCGAGCCGGACAAGGCCGGTGTGATCGGTCGTTTCGTCGGCGGAGTGGTCGTCACCGTGCTCACGTCGCCGAGGGTCGAAGCGATGCTCTACCGGATCCTCGGCCGGATCGTGACCGAGCGCGTCCTGCCCGTGATCCCCGTGACCGTGGCGACTGCGGTGTCCGGCGTGATTGAGAAGATCCCCGGCGTCGAGAACGTCCGAGACGTTGTCGGCTACGCCGAGGACATCCGCCAGCGGGTCAACGACCTGCTCCCCGACATCGACACCGGCATCAAGCCGCTGGACGACCTCCTGGACGCATGGCGACCCAAGCCGTAAACGAGCGCTGGGAGCCGGACGAGCACCTGGTGTCGGCGGTGCTCGCCGCCGGATCCGGCCGCAGGATGTCCGAGTTCAAGGCCCACGATCGCGCATGGCTGGTGTCCGGCCTCGTCCTGCACGGGTTGACCGCCGAGGACATCGCGGACCGCCTGCACTGTTCCGTCCGCCTGGTGCGCTCGATCATCGCCGAGCCGATCACGCAACTCTGCCGCCTCTACCGGATCCAGGCCCGCGCGTTCGACGGCGAGATCGCACTCGCCCGCTCCGAGCACGCCAACATGGCTCGGGCGCTGGTCGAGATGACCGAGGAGCGCGACCGGATCAAAGAGCAGTTCGACCGCATCCTCGACGCGCGCATGATCGGAGAAGAGATCCGCCTCTGCTCGAAGGGCCACCTGATGGACCGGTGGAACACCTACGTGCATGAGAAGTCCGGCAAGCGGTACTGCCGGACGTGCCGACGCGAGTATCAGGCCGACTTCCGCGCGCGGGTCTCGGAAACGTAGTTACCGGATCCACTACGCGCGGCGTTTGCCGCGTCCGCGCTTGTGCTTCCGGCCCTTGTTCCCGCCACGATGGCGGACTGTCTTGTTCGCGACGGCGTTCGAGATCCGCGCCGCCTTCGTCTTGCTCATGCCCTTGCGACGTAGAGCGTCGTAGATGTCTGGGCGCTTCAGCGACTTCGATCGTCCAGGTTGGCGTGCCATGCACCAAGAATGCCCGGTCCCCGTGCTGAGGACCGGGCATCTGCGGCCGGAGGCCTACGCGATCGTGTACTCGTAGAGGCTGGCGATCTTCCATCCGCGCTCGCCGACGCGTTCGTGGAGACGGCCGGACTGCCCGTTCCCCTGGAGCTTCACGTCGTGCTCCTCCACGAAATCGAGGAGCGCGCGGCGGGCCTTGGCGGCGTCTTCGTGCTCGCTCTCGACCACAACGCTGGAGTCGGCGGTGGCGGTGATGGTCAGCTTGGTCATGGGGATCCTCTCCGGCGGGTACGTCCCGCCTTCATGATCCCATAATACCACGGTTGTCGGGATTGTCAACACGGCGACGCCGCCAGGTACAGGTGCTCGGCCAGCCACGCCGCCGAGCGCCGGTCACGGCAGATCCGCGTCGTGGCACGCTGGCCCTGACGGTGCGAGCACAGGTCGCAGTGCGGAGCGATGTTTTCCCGCCGGTACGTGCCTCCCCGCTCGCAGGGGATGATCCTGTCGGCGAAGAGGTCCACGTCGTCCGGCCCGCACAGCACGCCGCACTCCCAGCACGGCACCGTCTCGCCATCGCCGCCCCAGCCCGCCTCCGGCGACAGGAGCCACGCCTTGCGCCGTGCCCGGTCGACGGAGTTGCCGCGATGGTTACCGTTAGGCATCGCGTTGCTCCCAACGCTGGCGCTGGTAGTCGATGCCGATCGCGAACCCCTGGACGAACCCCAGGACGAGGACGAACAGGTTCCCGGTCATCCGTCGCACTCGCGATCGGCGCGGTGGACGAGGTGGCACGTGCCGCAGAGGATCTCTCCCCGGTTGACCGTGAAGTCGGCGAGCGTCATGCTCTCCCCGCCGTCCCACTCCGGCAACTCGAAGTCGTCCGGCGACTCGAACGGGTCGACCGGCGCGCTCACCAGAACACCGCCACGATCGGCCCTGCCGTCACCACGGCGAGCGTCAGCATCCCGAGGCCCACCATGACGCGCTGCTCCGGCTCCCACGCCTGCGTGGCCGGAGGGCGTACGTGCGACGCCGCCTCGCGCCGGAGCAACCGCTCCCGCTTACCCATGGGTCTCGTCATCTGGATCCGTCCTCCTTGCGCCAGGGGCAGTCGATGTCGTGCCCGAACACGAAGCCGCACATCTCGCACCGGCCGTCCAGGGTGACCAGCCACGCGATGAACTCGACGCTGGTCCTCGGGAACCCGAGGCGGTGCCGACCCTCGTACTCAGGCACCGGGAACACCTCCCCAGCATTCCGGCCACAACTCGCCGACCTCGCACTGGTCGAACGTGGTCGGCGTGCCGTCGGTGACCGTCCCCTGCCACTCGGGATTGTTCAGGTCGCGGATCGTCATCGACCACTGGTCCGGCCACGGGATGAGCTGCGGAGGTGTGCCCGGCGTGCAGACCGGCGGGTTGCCGGAGCACACCGGCGGCGTGCCGGGGATCATCTGCACCCACGCTGGCGTGAACTCGCGGTCGATCACGGTGCCGTGGGCCGGTACCGGCTGATCGCCGCCGCACGCCGCGAGGGGCGCGATCAGGGCCGCGAGAGCGACCGCCACTGATGCACGCTGCATCACGGGTTCACCTCCGCTCTCATCTGGCGCTCTGCCTGCTCGAATGCGAATAACGCCTCACGGTTGGCGTCGAGGAACATCATCAGACGTTCCTCGCTGGTGCCGCCGACGGCTTTACGTGCGGACACCCACTCGACTCCGGCGGTCCACGCGATGATGTCCATAACCAGACGGCCGTGAATGCCCATGTTCTTCCAGTGGGCATAGTCGACGTACCCTGCCGGTGACCTCCATCCGAGGCGTTCGGTGCCGACCAGAACCTTGAGCAAGGTCCACCCGAGATCGGCACATAGTTCTGTCAACGGCTGATCCGGATCGCTCTCCGCACTCACGGGTTCACCTCCAAACCACAGGCCTGCCGGAGCAGGTTCTCGATGCACCAGCCGGGGTCGGCGTGGACGCGGGTGCCGTCGGTGAGCGACACCGTGACGGTCAGCTCGGGGAGGTGCGTGTACTCATCGCCGTAGTCGCTGGTCCCCTGGTCGCCCTCGGACCACGTCACGTCGATGCCGGAGATCTCACGGGCCTCGACGGTCATCGACCGCTCGGGCCTCATCCACCCGAAGGCCAACCGGCCGCTGACGTGGTCGGCGAGGGCCTCGCGGAACGCGGTCACAGGTCGAACCACTCGTCGTAGGCGTCCGACACGGCGCTGTCCAGGGTCACGTCGCCGTAGCGATCGTTGACCATGGCGTCGGCCGCGAGCTGCGCGACTCCGTCGATGTCGTTGGCGTCCATGACGCCGTAGGCGATGACCGCGTCGCGGATGACGCTGGGCTCGGGGATCGTGATCGCTGCCATGGGTTCCTCTCCCGCCGGGTCCGTCCCGGCTTCTGGTGACTACAATACCACGGTTGTCGGGATTGTCAACCCACCTCGTGGCCTCGGTCAACGTCAGATGTCGAGCCCGCCTCGACGCAGGTTGGCGATCGTGTTCTTGACCGATCGCCAGTCCGACGCCGACGACGCGATGACCGCGATCATCCGGCCCTCGACATACACCTTGTAGTGCCCGTTGCGCTTCGACTTCTCGACCGTCGCCCCGGCATTCTCGGCCATGGCGATCAGGTCTTGGCATTCCTTCGACATACCCCGCCTGCGGCTCACAGCGCACCGCCGTGGGTGTCGCAGACCGTCGCGGACCGACCGCACAGCTCGCCCTGTCCCTGGGCTTCCAGGGCCGTCGCGATGCGTTCGAGCGCGTCGATGGCGCGCTCCGCCAGCTTTACCACCTGGCGTGTGTCCGGCATACCGAGCATGGGGATCCTCTCGTAGATGGCTGTCCTACCCAGCCGATCCCGGCCCCCTCGCGGGGACCGGGTGGCTGTGGCGGCTACCAGCGGGCCGGGACTCCGGCGGCGACGCCTTCGCGCACCTTCCGCTCCGCGATAGCGCGGGCCTCTTTGAGCGTCCGGACGTAGGTGTACTTGCCGCTGGTCTCGGGGTCGATGTAGTTGCCCTCGTCGTCGTAGAGCGGGGCCTGCCAATCGTTGACTAGGTAGGTCTTGTCGGCTCCGTACGCCTCGATGAACACCTTGTGCGACCGCGCGACGACGACGCGCGTGTCCCCCATCTTGACTCCGAAGCCCTTCACCGTGCCGCGCTTCAGCCGGACGGGGAACTCGATCACGTCGAGCTTGGCAGCCTCGGCGGTGGTCTCGGCGGTGGTCTCGAACAACATTGCCTCGGTCATTTCGACCCTTCCCGGCGGGTCCATCCCGCCTCCACAAAGAACAATACCACAATGGTCGGGGTTGTCAACACCGTGCCGGAAAATTCCATCCCTCGACGTGATTGTGCTGGTAGAACAACCGGTCGACGCGATCGGAGGCCCAGTGGAGATCCAGTTCCCAGGCGATCTGGACGTAGATCGGGTTACGCCGGATGAACGCCTGAGCCATGTGGTTGTGCTCGACGTGGGCAGGGCACTCGATGTCGTTTCGGCGATCGGCGCAGGTGCAGGGGTACATCATCCCCTCCTCTCGTCCACGCCGGTCCACGCCTTGTCGTGCGGAGGCGCGAGGCCGTTGCTGGTCGCGAGCACGGCGTTGCAGTACCGGCACATGCCCTCACCGACGCGGGACATCTGCAACTCGCGGCCGACGCCGGGACACGGGCCGGGAGGGTTCTGCCCGATCCTGCGCTGATCGAACCCCTCCTGAGGGGCGTCGACCACGGCGGGCCTGCGGACGCACCAGGCGTCCGGCAGGGAGCCACCACGACTCAGCCATCCGTCGATCGCCAGCACCAGTTCGGCCATCCGGCCGGTGTCGGCGTGATCGCTGCGGCTCTCGTCCACGTGCTCGGCGGCGATGCTCCGCAGTTCTTCGAGAGCGGCCTCGATGTCCATCACCACTTCATCCCTTCGCACTCGCAGCCCTCGATCTTGCACGGTCCGGAGTTGGGCCGGTGATCACTCCGGAAGTGCCCACAGCGACGGTCGTCGCAGAGGTTGTTCGGCCCCTTGCGCGGCTTCCTGGCGGCGGACGCCGCGCCACGGAAGGCGCGGGTCCGCGACGGCGCGCTCACCGCGCGTTCTCCGGATGGAACGGGCACTCGTCAAAATGACGGCGTCCGGCGGTCGCGGCGCAGACCGGGCAGTCGCTCAGGGTGGTCTCGTCGGCGTCGACCGGCTCGGAGATCAGGCCCCGCAGATAGGTGAGGTTCTCGACGTGCTGCTCGTCGGCCTCGATCCGGCGACGGATCGCAGCGGCGTCGCGGCGAGCCTTCTCGGCAGCGGCGTCGACACCCATCTGACGGCCGATCGTGAGACCGGTCTCGAACTCGACCTCACGGCGCGAGTCGCGGGTATGTCCGGCGAGCAGGGTGCCGTCGGTCCGGTAGACCATGGCGGTGTAGGTCGCGCGCAGGTCGGCGTCGACCTGCTTGGTGTAATGCACCACGAAAGCGCCGTGGAACTCAACCTTGGTGTCGATGATGCCGGTCATGATGACCCCTTTCTCGGCGGGTCCGTCCCGCCTTCTGATAACCACAATACCACGGTTGTCGGTATTGTCAACACCGGATCCCGCAACGAAAAACGACCGCCCTGGTGGACCCAGGACGGCCGTTCCTCGTCACCCGGCCGGATCAGTAATGGTCGAACGGACTCTCGATCAGGCCGCCGCGTGCGAAGCCGCCGCGAGGTGCGCGAGACCGGGACGGACGCTCGTCCAGCACGGCCCCGAACGGACCCATGACCTCGCGGACCGCCTCGACCTCTTCGGACGGCTCCGGACCGAGACGCTCGCCCTCGGTCATCAGGTGGAGCGTCGGCCAGTTCGCCTTGCCGACGAACTCCAACAGGGCGGGCCAGTTGAACCGGTCGCGGGTCTCACCGGTCAGCGCCCACCGGACGCTGCGGCCGACCCGCCAGCCGACGGCGGCGAAGGCGTACTCGCGTCCGGACATGTACTTGCGGAAGGCGACGACGACCGGCTTGTCGGCCAGCACCTCGGGCATCTTCGGCCTGGCCGCGATCTCGGCGAGCCGTGCCGCCTCGGCCTCGGCGACCGCGAGACGGTTCGCCTCTTCCATCAACTTCGCGGCCTCGGCGCGGAGTTCTGCTGCTGTTGCCATGGTCCCCTGTTCCTTTCTCCGGTGTCGGGATCCCGGCCGGGGGACGTTCCCCCGGCCGGGTCGTGCTGTGCCGTCAGGCGTCGATCAGGGCCTTCGGGTTGCGGAACGCCTCCCATGCGCGGGCCTTGATCTCTCCGCCGCCGCCGTTGATCGTGCGCAGCGCCCGCTTCACGTCGACGTTGTCCTTGCCACGGACCGGCATGTAGTGGTCGACCCACTCGGTCACGGCGTTGTAGCCGCCGAACGCGACGCCACGGAAGTCATCGACCGTCGCCGACGACCGGTAGATCTCGAAGGCCTCCGTCGCCATCTGCGTCCGCTGCGACGCCGACCGCGACTCGGGGTCGACCTTGTCGACCTCGAACACGCTCCGCATGATGGCAAACGTCTCGACGTTCGACATCTCGATCTTCGCCATCTCCTCGACCTCGGCGACGTAGGTGTCCTGGTACTTCCACGTCAGGCCCAGGATCCGCCGGACCTCTTCCAACCGGACCTGCGCCTCCCCGGTGTGCCGGATCGAGACGCGGGACACGGCCGCCCGTTCCGCCATCCGCTGCGTGTTCGCGCAGACGACGCGAACCGGGCTGATGTTCGCGACCAGGCTGCCGCCGCCGTCGTGGTGGTTGAAGATCGACAGGTACAGGTCGGTCACGTCGCGCTTCCCGGTGATCGGGCTGACCAGTTCCATGTGGTCGGGCATCTTCATGGTCACGAAGGTGCGGCGTCCGCCGTCGAGGCTTCCGCCGGTCTCGATCACCGCGCCGGACTCGTCGGTGATGTCGAACAGGAGCTTGGTCGTCCACTCGTTCTGGAACGGGGTCCAGAACGATCCGACCACCCCGAGAGGCTCTACCTTCCCGTTGATCGGGTTCGTGCGGACCGTGACGAACTTGCCGGGGATGTCGACCATCTCGGTCTCGTCGTCGCCGCCCTCGGAGAGGTTGGCCTGGAGGGGGATCTTGCGAACGTCCCAGCCCCGCATGTGGGCGGCGTCGAGGAACTCGTCGGCCGTCATCGCGTGGCCGACCGCCTGGCCGAGCTTGTGCCACGCGTCGACCTTGCCGTTCGCGGAGACGCGGCTGTCGGCGAAGCTGCTCACTCCGTCCGTGGTGTCGATCTCATGCGCCATGGTGGATTCCTTCCGTCGGGTGGCGGGTCCGTCCCGCCTGGCTACCCTGTTCACAATACCGAGATCCTCGGGATTGTCAACAGGGTGCCGGGACTGTTTTGGCTGGTCACAGCCCCGGCACTCCCCGTTACTCGCCGTGGGCAACCCACAGGGCCGCGTGGATGGCGCGAACACCGGCGGCGTCGAGGTCGATCACGGCGACGCGGGTGCCCATGGAACCGGCGGTGCCCTGCGCGATGGCCTTCCCGAGGTCGTCCCAGGTGATGATGCCGACGTTCTCCTGCGCGGCGATCATGCCGTCGAGGAGGCTGCCGCCCTCGACCTCGACCGGCTCGGGGTTGCCCTGCGCGATGTAAACGATCATGGTGTCCTCTCCCGGCGGGTCCGTCCCGCCTCACACCAACCACAATACCGACATCTGAGGGATTGTCAACCGACACCGGTGAGATCCACGTCACACCGTCAGGGATGGACAATCCCGACAACCGTGGTATTGTGGAACACGTAGGCGGGACGGACCCGCCGGAAGGGAGCGACAACCATGGCGCAGGACGTGAACCTCGGAGCAGTGTTCGATGACGCCCTGACCGCCGACGAGTGGTGGGACGAGTTCAACGCGAACGCGTGCTGCCCCGACAGTGTCACCGCAGCCGCCCGCCTGTGCGGGTGCGGCGGCAGCGGACGTATCCCCACCGGTATCAGCCGGTTGCTCTGAGAGGACATCGCATGATCGAGATCGAAGTCGTCGGCGTGAAGGACGGGCACCCCGTCCGGCACGTCGAGCGGCAGGACGGGACCACCGTCCAGGCCGCAGTCGAGTGGCTGGACCCCGAAGTCCGCCGCACCATGGGAGAGAAGGTGCTGATCCGGCACGTAGTCACCGCCGACGAGGACGGCCAGTGCCTCGCGTACCGGCGGGTCGGCGGCGAGATCGTCGCCTTCGCCAACGTCTTCGAGGTGGTCGGAGAATGATCGCCCTGACGATCGCGTACCTCCGCCGGATCCGCGACGAGCGGGACGAGCGGAGGACGCTGGAGGCCATAGCGGACGCCAACCACATCAGGTGGGCACGCGACCTCGCAGAGCAGCGCCGCGAGGAACGCCGCCGGTTCGAGGCCGCTATGGCGGCGCTGGACGGGTTGTACCTCGTCCCGTGGCACCGGCACCTGATCGAGAAGCGACTGAGGGGGTCAAGGTGGGGCTGATCAACGCCGGAGTGATCCTCATGGTGCTCGGCGCGGCAGGGTTCCGCGTCGCGCTCCACTACCCGTCGCGCGCTGCCGACGAGGCCTGCGCGTTGCTGGTGCTGGCAGGGGCGGTCTCGATCGTCATCGGGTGCATGGTGGGTTGACATACCCGACCATTGTGGTATTGTAGTTCACGGAGGCGGGACGGACCCGCCGGAAGGGAACGCCATGAGCATCAACGAGATCCAGAGCATCGAGGGACGCAGCCCCGAGGTCTTCCACGCCGCCGCCATGATCGAGGCCCTGTTCACCCGACCGGTCAGCGCGGTCTACTCCGGCCGCATCGGGTGCGCCTGCGGATGCCAGGGCAACCACACCAGCCGTCCGGCGTCGATCACCCGCGTCAAGAATCAGATCGCGGAGGCGATCCGGCACGGCAAGGTCACATGGTTCGCCATGACCAAGGACATGGTCGCGATCGACACCGAGACGCGGGCCTTCGTCGCGTACACCGACGGCCGGGTGGCGTAGAGTCGACACATCAGCGAAGCAGTCACAACCCCGACCTCGAAGGTCGGGG